GGGGAAGGTAAGATTCGATGTAGTTGTGAACACGGCCATACTGGTCAATTGTGGATGGAAGGTAGCTTCCCTGTTGAGGTATTAACTTTGATGATTCACTATGTAATGCAACATATCACAGTGGAGGAACTTATAGAGAAAAGCTACCATAGTAATATAGCTAAAGTCATGATCTATAAGGAGACAGATTTTGGGGAGTTCATGACAGCCATGTGTAATGCACCCAAAAACTTAGATCCCAATGCATGTGATAAATGTAATGGCTATGGATTAGAAGCGAAGCATTGCTGTAACGGAGTTGACTGTGGTTGCTGGGGCTTGCCAATTGATTATACCCCCTGTGAGTGTGAAGCAAGTGTACCGAAGATATCGGAAATTTTAGATTGGAATCAAATCAAATGAAGGTTAACTTTCGTAATATGCCAAGGAGTAGACTTTATACATATAAGAACATTATCTATGCATCTGTTCTTGAAGTTCGGTATGTAAAGATGTTTGAGACCTTAGGGATAGAATTTCAATATGAACGGCATACAGTTAAGTACTTCTGGCAAAATCGTATGCGACCTTATTTACCTGATTTCTTTCTTCCCCAGTCAAAACTTTGGTTGGAAGTTAAAGGGAACTATCCGACGAAACAAGAGATCGTTAAGGCGGAATGGCTTGCACGGAGGACACAGCAACGAGTAGTCATTTGTTCTGGCGTTCCGTCAATAGATTGTATTTCTTTATTGATACATCCTGATTATCATGGAATCGTTTATTTCCTTGGGGGAGGGAAGGAAACGGTTCGATTTAACCTTCGGGAATACGAACTAGTTCCAACCATCATCGCTAAGGGTAGTAGCTTCGAATCTCCTGATAAGCTTCTAGAAGCTTATAAAGTAGGAAGAGACTTTGATCCCGATTCAACTTGACATATAATTTGGTTGGTGAGATATGTTCCCTCATCAAAGGATGTTGTTATGAACTATAAAATCTATATTGTCATCTTATTGTTGTTAACGGGATGTTACTCACAGGAGTACACGGCAACGATACAGGATACTGAGCTAAACTATACAGACCTTGGACCGGCATTTATACGTGGTTGTATGGCTGGGATGGCAAAGGTTTATCTGTTACATAAGACAGCTATTCCAATGACGGTCAAAGCTATGTATGGCTACTGTGAGGAAATGCGTAGAAAGATACTGTGTGACGAACGGGGGATTTGTCCACAGTTAGATCGCCAGTTGAGGTATCAACCAATCTAAGATTTTTCAATCCCCTGTGAGTATAGTAACATGGTAGGCCATAGGTAGATCCTTTGTGGCAAAAAGCCAATCCTCTAATGGGGATTGGCTTTTTGTTTCTTCTATGCTAGAATGTGATTCTTAACTAATTCTGATTCCAAGGAAACACTTCGGATTGGGTTAATACCGACAAACGGGGGTACTTAATGGGGGTACCCCCCTTCTTTTTTATCCTCCTGAAAACTGCTGATTGATCCCGATGTGACATTGATAGAATTGAAGTGCTGCCGGATCTTTTATTTGCCAGTCAACGACATCAAGACATAGATCTGATCTCTGCAATTGAATTTGAAAGCCCTTGCCCCAATCATTAGCTACGATATCAAATCGTTGAGATCGAAGATTTCGGCAACGATAGGTAATGGGCTTTTGGTTCCTGGCAACGGTCAAACATTCGCTATTCCAACCAGAACGGATAATATGAGCTGTTCCTTGTTTTGATATTTGCCAATGCTGAACTAATCGGCCAGTGTCACAAGTCTCTAATCTCACAGGGGTATCTTGCGTTAAACATAGATCATTCAATTCGGATGATATTGAAACGTATCCCCCCTGTGAGATTGGGGATAAGATGAGTGGAAGTAAAAGCGTAATAAGTAATATTTTCATTCTGAAATCTCCTTAGTTACGTATAGCTAAACCCTTATAGCCAAAGGTATCATCGATAGGAACCACACGTATTTCATGTGATTGAACGGATAGAGCAAAGTCAGTTTCAGTCAAAGGTTGCTGTTCAGTACGGCCACAATAACGTAAGTAATTCATATAAGCATATGAATGTTTGATGTGAGCATTCGGATCGTCAGTTGTCATATATTGATATATCCAATCTGAGAAATGGTTGATTCTTTTGAGATCCTGTTCAATTTGAAATTGTACTGTAGGCGCTATCACTGATGCGAGAAATTTTGACATCTGGATGTCTCCTTATAGATCAAAGTATTCATAGAGGACCACTAGAACAGCTACCATTATCATAGCGGATAGCCATCCAATAAAAAGGTAGTGAGAAAAGATGTTGAGAAATTCGGTCATTAGTATAGCTCCTTATGTGATGATTTGATTTACAATACCTGCAATCAATCCGATTAAGAGGAAGAGGACTAGAAGCCTGTCAAGAAAATTATCACATGATTGTATACTGGCTTCTAGATATTGCTCAATTCGCCAAAAGGTTTTCATAGGGTTATTCCCATAGGTAGTTAAGTACTTTATAAATATTGCTGTGAACGGTCCACTGCCAACCCGTAATCACCTGTAAGGCTAAGATTGATCGAGTGATTAGACAAGTAGTTAGGAAATCTCTATTAGGATCTCCGGAGCTACTTAAGATCCAGGCTACGTAATAAAAAACTTGGTAGGTCACTTCTAGGTAGATATTCATAATATTTCACAATTGGTTATCCTATAGGTTGTGCATCTGGCAGATGAATTGATCCAACATTTCTTTACGGGGGAGGGTAAGAAATCCTTCCTCTGAGCAGGCTACTAATAAAGAATATTCGAATACTCGTTGTGTAGATATCCCCATTTCTTGGCACCATTCGTATAGCTCTTCACTTGTGGCACATCCGGTAAACATCTTAATGATTTCTCTTCCGGTTTTGCTCTTATTGCCGTCGTACTTTTGAGTACATAGTTCTTGGAAGAGGGTACGGCTGAAAAAATCCAGCGTGAAACGGAAGGGTGTTCCATATGTTGTAAGCCGAACATTTATACGCTGTTTCATAGTTGATCCTTTGAGGGGATTTTTCAATCCCCCTGTGAAATAATTATTTTCGTACTAACGAAATAGAAGCTTCTTCTTCACTATACGCATTGTATCCAATCAAAAGCTTACTTTCTTCACCCCAAGGGGTTTCCCATATGCCATGACCATATGTATAGTTATTTTTAATAACTGCCTTTACATATGTATTCCATCCCCCTTTAGTGGTTTTGCGCCAAGCAAGTTTACCTTTAGGTTTTCCAGCATGTTTACTTCGTTTGGTATATTTGGGAAGTGAATCAATGTACTCATCCCCAAAAATTTTACGTGCGTAACTTTCACCAAAGTCAGTAAACAACCATGCCGTATGGCTAGTAGATTCCATATAGGAACCGTTGTTCCCTCTGCGTATTGCCATGAGTAATTTCTCCTTTATTAACTGCACTATCTGCACACAATGGGGATAGTATTTCTACTATCCGCATTGCTTGCAACTAGCTGTCTATCTTGAACTTCTCAATTTCACATAATGTGAGGGCATTATCGATGGCATTGAATGCTTCTTTGATATGGTTCTGCGCTTCCTTCGTTGGTGCGTCTCCGCCAAGTATTGCAAGTGTTGCCTTCATCTTCGCTAGTTCCATACTTGTTACCTCAAGTTTCAGGTACCTTTTCATATCAGCGTTCATAGTAGATCTCCTTATTTAGTTGTTAATTTTCAGTCATTTCTGTAGGTGTATTTCCCTACACACCCATTGTACCATATTTTTTGCATCCTGTCAACCCCCCAATTTTCGATTTTTTGAAAAATACGTCATTTGTCGTAGGCAGATATCCCTACTAAATATTTCACAGGGGGATCTGTTGTGCTACCTGATTGTGTATGCTAGAATCGATTCATGGATGATTATACGAAGGAGGATAAATGAATTATCTATATTGCGCCCATTGTAAATGGCGGTATACCCCTAGAGAAGTAGGACAAACTTGTTACATGACCAAAGGGGATGGAACACGATGTTATTGTCGGCTAAGAGATTCTGACGAGTCATTGCCTAGAGGCATCCATATGTCAGGAGGAAGAAAGCGTCTGGATGGTACTCGTAAAGATCAACCTAGTGATGATCCGGCAAAACGGGTAAATCTTTTGGTAACTAGTTCACAGTACCAGCAATTAAAAGCGTATGCCCAAGCAAGGAAGAAGCCTCTATCTACGTTTATTCGGGAAGACTTGATACAAGTTTATATTGATAACATCGATTAACTTTCTTTCTGGTTTCTGTGCCTTTTGGATCTTAATAGACAATTATTTTCTTTTGAAGTAAAATGTTTGTAGCTCATTCGTCTAGTTTATTGTTGTGGGGTGTAGATGTATGTCAAAGGATCAACTGAAAGAAGGAGTTAAAATTCTTTTAACTTTAGAGAACGAAGTAAGAGTGAAGGCAAATATTCAATTTGTACTTGGCGCTACCGAGACAATCATTGTAACCTATAAGGATGCCCAACGTCGATTAGTTTATAAACCCTTTCCGGAAGCTTATATCCAAGAAAACGCTGAATTGTTTAATTCCCCTGTGAGATAATTAACCTATGACTGAACAGGAAAAATTATGGTGTGATCTGTTTGTAAAGACGGGATCCTTAGCCGAAGCTACAGAACAGGCCGGATATTATAGGATTGGAGATGATTTAACGCCTGCCTACTTCCAGGCCAGAGGTAGAGTTATTGCAAAAATGCCTCATATCCAAGAGCAAGTACAAAATCTTCTACGTGATGAGGCATTAACGCCTAATGATGTTATTGCATTGATTTCAAAACATGCCAAGGGATCGTTAGAAGATTATTTTGATATTACCGAAGATGGGACGCCTAAGATCAATTTAAATAAGGCTAGACAACTTGGAACACTTTCTAATCTTAAGAAGATCAAATACAAGGAAGATAAAAAGGAAGTCGAAGGGACCGATGGTCGATGGACCGTTACAACTCATACTCAAGTTGACTTAGAAATCTATCCCGCTGATATGGCAGCTAGAACTCTGGCACAGTATTATGATTTATTCTCTTCCCAAATGCCAACAGAATACGCCAATCAACTTTGGATTTATTTTGTCAAAGGTTTGATTGACCTTCCATTTCTTTATCAAGAATTGGGGATTGATGGCGCACATAAATTACTTGACGACATCCCTTTACCGGAGAAAGATATAATCGATGTATGATGTTTTAGGTGGTAGAAAAACAAGGTTATATAAAGGGATTCAATCTTCTGCGGAATCAAAGGGCTTTTATGAAGCACCTACAAATTGGCGTGATTGGCTTCTGACGATATTCGGAAGTTACATTGACGATAATTTTGCTGATCACCATTGTGACCTTTGGGATTGGGGATATAATATTCAACCTAAGATTCGTCCTAATCCTTTTGTAGCAGTCTGGCCTAGGGGTGGGGGGAAATGCCTATTGGGTACAAGTCGTATTTCTCTCTTTTCAGGTGAGGAAGTAGATTTAGTTGATCTGAATATTGGGGATGAAATAGTATCAATAAATCAATCCAATTGGAAACAAGAAAAGTCTACTGTAATCAATAAATGGTATTCAGGTGTCAAAGATGTATATCAAGTTCGCACTGCAACAAATCAAATCTTAACTGGTAGTCAAGATCACCCTGTTTTAACTTTTAATGGATGGAAAGACATTCAAGATCTTACTGTTAATGATCGTATTGCTTGTGTTCGATCTCTTCCTTCATGTACAGATGAAATTAGGCTCGATAGTGAAATTTTGCTCTTGGGTTATATGGTTGCAGAAGGATGTACCAATAGAAAATCTTCTTTTACTAATCATGATCAAATAATTGTTCAAGATTTTAAAACATGCTGTGATGATCTAGGTATTACATATGCTAGTTATCGAGAAAATGAGTGGTGTTTAACAGGTAATGGTCGGCAATGGCTAAGATCTGTTGGTTTGTGGGGACATACGGCATTAACTAAACTACTACCCGACTGGGTTTTCTTTCTCCCTGTAAGACAAAAATGGTTGCTATTAGCTAGTTTAATTGATACAGATGGCTATATCGAACATAGAAAACTAGGTATTGCATTGGCAAATGAACACCTAGTGAAACAAATCCAACGATTATTTTTACATGTCGGGGTACTTTCTAATATTATCTATAAACCTAATGAATTTGCAGGATCTTGGGCATTACATGTAGATAATAATTGTTTTGAATTGTGTCAAAAGAACCTACCTTTAAAACTAAAGAAAAATAGATTACAAAGATTAACAGCTAAGAAACGGTATAGCTTATTTGATATTTACCCTGGGGAGGTGGTACAAAACCTGCCAAGAGGGACAAATAGATACCTACGTGCAAAAGGTATACGTTTAGTTCCTCAATATTCTATTACTAGAGATAAAATCCAAAGAAGTCAACAATATGTAAATATCCCCCTGTGGGATAAATTAGAAAATGCTGATATTTTTTGGGATAAAATTGTCGGGATAGAATCTCAGGGCCAACAAGCTACATATGATATTGAAGTTTCACATAATTCAAATTTTGTTTGTGATAAACTTATCACACATAACAGTAGTACAGCGGAATTTTTAGCGATTAACTTAGGTGCTAGAAAAGTACGTAAGTATGGTTGGTATATTTCACTCACACAAGACTTGGCGGATAAGCATGTTGAAACAATTGGGGCATTACTTGAGGATGAAAATTTTGCGAAATTCTATCCAGCAATGTCCCAAAGGGCAGTATCAAAATATGGTCAAGCTAAGGGATGGCGGCGGAATCGATTGATATGCAATAATGGTTTTGTCCTAGATGCCCTCGGTTTATTAGGTGCAGAACGTGGGACAAAGTATTTGGATCTTCGTCCCGACTTTATGGTTGGGGATGATTTAGACGATGTTCTTGATACTGAAAAGACAACCGAGAAGAAGCTTGCCGTTTTACGTAAGAGTATCTATCCTGCTGGAAGTGCCGATTGTGCGCTTCTTATGATCCAAAATATGATTTTGGAAAATGGGATATTTTCCCAATTGATCGGAAATGATGCTACGTTTTTACAAACACGTCAACGCTCTGGGCCTATTCCGGCGGTGCATGACTTAGAATATGAATCCTCTTGGAGTGAAGAACACTCAAGAAATATCTACTATATCACAGGGGGAAAACCCTCTTGGGAAGGGCAAAATCTAGAAATTTGCCAACAACAAATGAATGATTGGGGTTTAGCTGCCTTCCTAGAAGAAAGTCAACATGAGGTCGAAGAAGCCGATGGCGGTATCTTTGATGCTGAAACATTCAAGCAATGCCTTGCAAAAGATGTTCCTCCCCTATCAAAGATTGTTCTGGTAATTGATCCTGCTGTGACAAGTAATGATAATTCTGATTGTCAGGGTATTCAAATAGATGGATTGGATCCTGTAACTCAATTGATTTATCGATTGTATTCTTGGGAAAAACAAGCTTCACCTGTGGAAACCTTTGAACATGCTTTTGTAAAAGCCTTAGACTTAGGTGTAACTAAGATTCTAATTGAAACGAATCAAGGCGGAGATACCTGGGATAGTGTTTATCGGGAAGCTTGGGCAAATTTACTTAAGTCTAAAGCGCATCCCCAGGTTACAAAACATACACGAATACCCCCTGTGAGTCATGTAAAAGCAACTAAGAGTATGGGGGATAAAGTTGCCAGAGCTAATAAAATGCGCAGTGCTTATGATTTTGGTAGATTTATCCATGTAGAAGGCACCCACAAAGTATTAGAGAAGGCATTAAAACGTTTTCCAGTGAAGAAACCCTTTGATCTTGTCGATGCATGTTATTATGCTGGTAAAGACCTTGGTATGTTGGCAAATAAAAAAGTTGTTGTGATAGGGATTTAAAAGTGAATTCCCAGATTCGATTAGATATAATTTGGATTGTATCCGCTTTAACGGTAATCTTAATACCTCTATGTATACTTTACTATCCTCTAATATGGGTTGCTTCCCTCTGGCTCTTTGAGTTATTTGTATTTCTTGTTGTGACAAGAATGAAGGATACTATATAAATGTTTCAAAAAATAGCTAACTTTTTACATCCACCTGTAAAAGACACAGAGATGGCGAAAAAGTTTCTACATGAGACAGCATTATTTGAAAGTAGGGGATCTTCAAATGAGACTGTTAATGTGGAGGCACTTTATGCCCAAGCTGTTACTAATGGGTGGGTATACTCAGCTATTCGTTTATTGGCGGATAGATTATCGAATCAAAAATCTTTACCTATGCTAGGTGAAGAGACCGAAGATGGATTTGAACCGAATGAGCTGTTCGATTTATTCGAAAGATCAAATGGGCTTCTTACTTGGAATTTTTCTCTTCGATATGTATGGTGGTGGTATTTTTTAAGGGGAAATGCTTATTGGTTTATTGAGACTCCTTCTGTTGGAATAGGAGAACCAATTGCACTATGGCCTCTTATTGCAGGTGAAGTTTTTCCTAGGAGTGAGAATCTTCGTGAGGGGGTAGGAATCTTTTCTGGAAAACCTGTTATTGATTATGAGTACCAAGTAGGAGGTACAATCAATCTTCTTCCAGGGGAAAATATTATTCATCTTCGAAACCCTAATTATTCTGACTATTGGCAAGGTCTTAGTCCCCTAACTGCTGCGCAAGGTGCGATTGCTTCGGATAATAGTCAAAGTGATTGGCAGCAAACGTTCTTTACAGATGATAATGCTATTCCTTCGGCTATCATTGCTTTAGACAAGGATATGGATACCGTTGATTTCGAAACCCAAATTATGCTGATTAAACAGCAATTGGATTCTGGGCAGAAAAGACTATTTACTCGCAGCGGAGATCTCAAGGTAGAAGTATTGGCCCAAACGTTTGAACAGATGCAGGTAACTGAAAGTCGTAAGACCAATCAAACTGAAATCTATTCTATCTTTGGTATCCCTCAAGGCTTCTTTGCTCCTTCATCTGGGGACGATGCACAGGCAGCGGAAATCATGCTGGCACGTAACACATTACAGCCCCACATTGATATGCTAGCATCGCAACTGACAGCGGATTTAGCTCCTTATTATGAATCTCAGTCAAGTCGACTTATCTTTAAATCTCCTGACATTATTCCCCAGGATAGAGCATTAGCGGTACAAGAGACAACGATTTATTCTCAGTTCCGAAGTTTAAATGAAACACGCAAAGAATTAGGACTACCTCCAGTTCTAGACGATGTTGAACCTGAATTAGCAGCATTGGCCGATACCCCTTTGAAGCTACTTGAGTTTAAAAGTCAACAAGATAGATTTGAACGAACCTTCACAAGACAAGTAGGATCGTTGATTGGTAACGATACTCCTGGGAATATGAGTCAACGGGAAGCAACACGATCAATAGAGGAAAAAGATCTTCCCCCCTGTGAGACTGATGATGAAGAAATTGATTTAAAACCACTGTATCAAGAGGTCAACCAGTGGCGTCGCAAAGCAATTAAGACATTAGATAAGCATGGAAATCTAGACAAGTTACGATTTAACTTTGATCATTTACCGAATTCATTAGGATTTTCCTTGCTACGTATGAGTAAAGGATGTAGTACTTCTGATGAAATTCGAGATTTGGTTGATCTTATGTATCATCGTATTGCTGATTTGGACAGTAATACACTTAAAGCAATTGATTTATCTCTTGACCCTGATAATTCAGAGGCCGAATGGGAAGAAATAGATACTGTAGAGCAAGTCAATCTTCGTGATACTAGACAAATTTTTACCCGTCTATTTGAAGAACTTCAAACAGATCCGAATATCCGATGGTCTGATGAGGCACTTGCAATTCAAGATGTTACTCAATTCCTTACCGGAAATGAATCCCTTACCGAAGTTCTTGAACAAAGCCTACAGAGATCTGCGGCATTAGGATCAGATATTGCCATTCGACAGTTAGAGCGTGTTGGTATTTCGACAACTACGGGATTTAGTTTTCGTGACCCATTTGCATTGGCATCTGAATGGGCTAGAACTGATGTAGGTAATTTGATTACACAGTTAGATGGGACTACCCAACAAACTGTACGTGATGTTGTGTCTGATTACTTTGCTCAAGAATCTAGAGGTCAAGCACGGATCGAAGTAGCCAATGCTCTACGGGAGCACATTCATGGACTATCACCACAAAGAGCAGAGTCTATTGCTATTACTGAAACAACCCGTGCGGCTAACGCTGGCCATACTTTATCTTATGAGCAAGTTCCTGATTTAGTTAGAAAGCGTAAGTGGCTAACTACCCGAGACGAAATAGTCAGTAGGTGTTTTCTCAAGAATACCTACGTTGATGGGATTCGTATAGATAAAGTTCAATTAGGCGATAAGGTCCAAACAAGAAAAGGCAAACAAACAGTTGTAAGTCCTACTGTTTCTGATTTCACAGGGGGAATGCGAGTACTAAAGGTAGCTGGATGCTTCCCCCTGTGGTGTACGGAAGATCATTTAATATGGGATGGACTAGGATGGAAACAAGCGGTTGAGTTCAACATTGGTGATACAGTTTATGGCAGAAATGATCAACCCATGCCTATCACTGGTATTATTGATGTCGAGATCGGAAACCCTAATTACAGCATAGCCCAAAGAATTAAGAATTCCATCTTTTTTCTTATCTCTCTGCCTTTGTTGTTTAGTCCGATGCCAGTAAATACCATCAATCTCGAGACAGATTTGAAAGTCAGGTAAATAAAAATCAATACTATAGCATTTAATTTTATGTTCTTGAATAAAAGTTATCCCTAATTGTTCTAGCGTTTCACGAGTGTTTTTCTCGGGTATTGTTTCACCACAGAATTTTCGATAGCAGGAAACATTACAAAATTGCCCATTATTTGCAGGAACAGTTCTGAATTCTTTTGAACAATTTTTACAATTTCGAAGAACAGGTGGACGGTAACATTCTTCGGAACAATATTTTTTCGTTTTATAGGGTTTTCCATTTGTACAAGCACTCGTTACTGTCCAAGTAAATTCTTTATGACATCTTGCACAAGTTCCTTTATGAGTGTGTGTGATTCTTTTCTTTGGAGTAGGCTTTCTTGGAACTAGTCGACATTCTAGAGAGCAACGGATGTATCGATCAGCATAAGATTTTTTGACTTCAAATTCTTTATTGCATACAGGACAAATTTTTGTAATGTATTCACTATACTTACGTCCTTTGGTCGAATGACTTAATCGATTTTTCGTATAGCAGTCACGACTACAATATAAGGTTTCTCTTGAAGGTCTAATTTTAAAAGGTTTCTCACAATGAGCGCAGTTAATAATTTTTGGCATAGTTTACTCCAGCTAAAAAGTTTTGTGTTTAATATAGCAGAAATATTGTATCATATCTTAAGTGGTAAACCATGTAAGGTTCATTGCTTAAACTTAGGGTCTGTACCAGAATTCTATGCAAATGGAATTTTAGTGCATAACTGTCCAATATGTTGGCCAATGGAAGGACAAGTTACTGGTCTAAAGGAACCGTGGATTCATCCTGAAACAGGACGGTTAGTGACTATCCCAGGTCATCCCAGATGTCGATGTCGTGAAACTGCTGTTGTAGAGGAATCCGATATTGAACGTGCAATTGAGTTAATGATAGCGGAGGGAGAGAGCAATGCATGATACAAGTCTTATTCAGGCGATAAATGAAAATTTACCCCCTGTGAAATATCCAGAAAATGGATGTTCTGTACGACAAGTTTCTCTTATCAATGATGCTATGGGGTATGAGTTCGTTAATCACCCGAAGCATTATAATAAACATCCTTCTGGCGTTGAATGCATTGATATTATACAGTGGTTTCCATTTAATATTGGAACAGCAATAAAGCATTTATGGCGAGCTAATAATAAGCCTGGAGTAGATATTATTCAGGATTTGGAAAAGGCAAAACAGTACATTGAATTTGAGATAAAAAGATTAGGCTCACAGGGGGAATAATGGCTAGCATTTCCTTTGATGATGTCTCTAGACTCAAGCAAAGATTTGGTCCAATTCGTACTGCTCAATTCTTACGTGTACCTACGTTATCAAGTTTAGTCTTACTTGAGGGGGATATTACAGATGCTCCCCCAGAATTGCCAGGACAAACTTATATTCGGACAAATAATTATGTCCAGGGGTGGAACATTCCTAAGATCCAAACTTCCCCTTCTAATGTTACTGGGAAAGTAGCCACTAACATAGAATATGCACCTTGGGTAGGAAGTGCTATTTTTCAAGCCGGAATACATCGTAATCGATGGCCTACAGATAGGGGTGTAATGCGAAAAAATCGCCAACAGATAATTCGATTTTTTCAAGTTGCCATACGAACAGCACTAAAATAAGGAACAATTAAGATGAAAAATTTTAACCAAAAATTACTTGAAGCATTTGCGGTAAAAGCGCATAATCTTCATGATTGGATTATTGGCTTTACACATAAGCAACTAACTTGTGTCTTTGATGAAATGCTTATGGACGGTACGTTAAATCAGCCAGAACGAATTGCGCTAAGTGGTGCCATTGGAAACGCTTTACGTGTTTTTAGCCAAGAAATTGAAGAGAATTTACCTCAGTTTCGAGGACGGGTAAGGTGGGAACAAGCTCCTGACGAAGTAATTATTGATGGGACAGAGAATCCAGTAGCCGGTCTAGTTACAGATAATGATCTCATGGCAAGTCGAAGCTATATGAAATCGGTTAGCGCCCCTGTGAGTTTTTTAGACGATTCCCAAAGTAGGATCGGGGGGTGGTTAGTCCTTTATGGTTCAGATCAAGAAAAGGATCTTGAGGGTGATTTCTTTGATGAAAAAACCCAAGGCATGTTGGATGTCTTTAATGTAACAAAGTGCTTGCCTTGGCTTTATCAACATGGTGGAGACAGTTATGTTAAAGGTAGTCCTGTGGGAATCATTGATACAATTGAGCAAAAAGATATCGGATTATGGTACGAAGCACAATTGGATCTTGGCTCAAGATATGCAAATGCAGTACAAAAGTTAATCCAACAAAAAGCGTTAGGTACGTCGTCTGGCGCTATACCTAGAAGTGTGGTAAAGTCGAAGCAAGGACATGTTAAGTCTTGGACAATATATGAAGGAAGTGGCACACCATGCCCAATTGATCCCAGACAAATGACACATCCTTTAACCGTGCTAGAGAAAGCATTAGGGAAAGAATTCATAGAGGGGTTACAATCGAGTGATTCAAATGATTCTTTAGATGCCAAGAAAGCACAATTGGACCTATTGATGATTGATGTAGAATAACTAGGATAAATAACTCATGAACTTAAAAGAAAAGTTAGCTCTGTTGGTCGAGCAAGCTAAGGCGGCATATGAGAAGGGCGATAATGACGAAGGTGATCGTCTTAAGGAAGAGGCGGAAGTTGTCAGTAAGAGCCTAAAATCATTAGGTGATTTCGGAGACCTTGACGCCATTCTCGAAGCGCAGAAAGCACAGGGAACGAAAGCCCAGAGTGATGTAAATACCGTTGGTATTGTAACCGGTGCTACTACGACAGCCACAAAAGATCAGGATCCTTCAGTTGTAAAAACTGAAAAGGGCAGTACTGATCCGGTTGCTAGTGCTGCTTATGTTACTCGCTTCGGTAATACGGAAAAAGCCGTTGACCAAATCTTAACTGACTTGCATGGCTCTGATCATCAAAATCAATTCTGGGAACAAAAGAAAGCTTTTGGTGTCTATCTCCGTAGCGATCCACAACAGCCCTTACCTAGCTGGGTACATAACGCTCTGAAAGATGTTATCCTTACACCAGAGGTCGTTAAAGGTGCATTGTTAACAGGTTTTAGCTCTGTCGAAGCTATGAAGGCTACAATGGTATCCGGTATCAATACACTTGGTGGGTTAACACTTAATTTGGCACGTTAACAGGCTCACCTTAAATTTTCGAATATGCTGGAACATCTTAAAGCCCAAGTTACTTCCAAACTGTAAAAATACTAGGGATAAATATGATAGACAATCAGCAGGTTAAAGACTACGAATTAGGTTGGTTAGCCGGTATAATTGAAGGGGAAGGTTATTTTGGTTTGCGTGTTGAAAGACATACAAGTCAAAAATCAAATATCTTTAGTACAGATTTAAAAGCTATCTATATTCGGGCTGAGTGGTCAGTAGCAAACACTGATTATTCACTTATTGATAAAGTAAATGAAATTGCAAAGAAATTAAATTGTAATATGCATATACGAAATCAAAAAGGTCAGGGAAATAGGAAAGATAGTCAGGTAATATCAACTAGATCACAACGAAAAATTAAAGATATTTTAACATCTACATACCCTTATTTATATGGACAAAAGAAAAATAGAGCTAATTGTCTTATCAATTTTGTTGAGTTACGAATGAATCAACCTGCAATTGATAAGCATAAAGATTTTCAAATAATGGGATTTTCTGGTAATGGAAGTATGAAACCCTATACAAGAAAACAAATTGCTTTATTTGAACAAATCCAACCTATGATGCGTCGTGGTGTGAATACCTCAGAGACTACAAAGAAAATGCAAAACCAGATAACCGAACTTATTAAAGGTTTGATGGCGTATAGAGAATTAGTTGAAAAACATCTAGGGATGTCAATTGAAACCTATTTTAATACGTATTGATTTTGCAAATATATAGTCCGATCCCTTTAGGAAACTATGGGGAGGTAAGCAGAAATGGCTTACCCATCTATGAAAATAGATAGTAACAAAAGGATGTTGTGCCAGTTGATGTACAATCAAATATCGTCTCTCGCTTGGCTGGTATGACTGTTATGCGTGGTCGAGCGTTCACAATGCAAACTAGCCGTGACCGTGTTGAATTTCCTGTTGTTACCGGTGGCGATTCTCAGTACACAAGTGCTGTACGGGTTAAGTGGGTTGATGAAACTCCCGCCGCTGGCGTAGCTGATACGAATCTTACCTGGGGCTTGGAGCATATTCCGGTACATACTGTTTTGGCTACAACGCAAATTTCACGTAACAATCTTGAAGATGCGGCTTACCCAGTAGAAAGCATTCTAACAGAGAAGTTTGCTGAAGCAAGTGCCATTGATGAAGATAATCAATTCCTCACAGGGGATGGCGTAGGGAAGCCTCAAGGTGTACTACCTGGATCTGCTAACCTTCGAGGTATCACTGAAGTAAATTCCGGTAGTGCAGCGGCATTAACCTGGGATGGTATCACAAAGCTACAATGGGGATTGGAATCTCAGTATCGCCAGAACGCTGTGTTTATTGCTGCACGTGGTACATATGAGGATATCGCCCTGTTGAAAGATGGGGACAATCGGGCTTACTGGAATCAGAACGCTTTCAATATGTCAGATGATGGTAAGCAAATGACGCTTAAGGGCCATGAAGTACTAGAGCAAGAGGCTATGCCTGCTGTAGCTGCTAATGCTTTCTCCTTGCTCTTTATTGACCCACGTGGCTATCAGATTGTGGATCGTGTTGGAATGACTATTGAACGTTACTTGGATTCCAGCACTGCCGAGGTAAATCAAGTCAAGTTCGTTATGCGCCGACGTTTAGGTGGTCAGTTGTGTGAGCCTTGGAGAGCAGCCGTGCAAAAGATCGCCGCTTGATAAATTGCAGCGTAAGTTTGAGCATAACAACATAGATATAAAGTTTGGAGAATTAAACAATGGTTAATGATCGAGCAATGAAAGACGGGTTTAAGATTGTTGCAGGACAATCAAGCCCAGAAGATGCCCTTACCGCTGCTAGCTATCCGGCATCGGGTAGCTTCGTTGATATACGTGGGTTTGAGTGGGTACATATCCTAGTTCACTTGGGTGCTATTCATGCAAGTGATACCCCAGGATTTACTCCTCAAAGTACTGATGCCGCTAATGGAACACTGGCAACAATTGACGCTAGTCTTGTGCATGAAAGTGCCGCTGATGATGATGATGAGTTTATTCTGTGGTCAATCGAAACTCAGAAGCTTGCCGATACGCATACGCATGTATCATTGACGGTTGCTGATGTCGCTAACGGTAGCTATGGAGATATTCTTTTCTTCCTTAGCTCTGCACGTCAAGCCCCTGTCACGCAAACCGCTGCTTTGCCGAGTGGATCACAATATGAGTTTGCAGGTTAAACGATAACACCAGAGTCGTTTCCTCCTTTGATAATCCCCCTGTGAGATCTTGGGCCAATCTCACAGGGGGAAGAGAACTTACTATGGCATATACTACTTTATCAGATGTAAGAGAATATTTAGGTTTGGATGTAGCGGATACCGGTGACGATACCTTACTGGGGAATTTCATTGTCCAAGCACAGGCTTTTATTGACCATTATTGCCGAAGGTCTTTTGAGTCTGTAACTGAAACACGCTATTATGATGCCATTGAGGATGTAGTTGACGGGATGCTTATCTTAGATAAGGATCTGTTGACTATCACTACATTGACTGTCAATGGATCCACTATAGCATCCACAGCGTATACTCTTTTACCTAGAAATATGTCCCCTCAAGCTGCTATCACTTTAAAGCCTAGCTCTGGGAAAACTTGGGCATATACAACGGATTCAGAAGATGCTATAAGTATTGCGGGAACCTGGGGGTATAGTACTTCTGCACCTTCTGATATTGTCTATGCAATCATTCGTTTGGTAGCTTATTTCTACAGGAAAAAAGATGCACAAGTGTTTGAAGACACCGCTTTTGCTCAAGCCGGAGTCGTTACGGTTCCAAAGGGTACCCCTAAGGATGTTCTTGATATATTGAATCAATATCGTAGACGAAGGATTTTATCATGATTGGAAGCATTGGATCTGTCATTGCTGCCCAACAAAAGCCCGTTCCACCTATGGAAAGTGACTTAGGATCGATTCTTATTGTTGTTGCTTTTTTCGCTGTAGCAGTTTTAATTTTAGGTAAAGTAATTGATTGGGGATTGGATCTCTAATGGCCCTTGACATAAGTAATAGTATTTCAATGTTGCAAACTTTACATGGCGGAATCACAGGGGTAAAAAATGCCCCTGTGGTATATAAGGGATCGATCAATACTGCCCAATTACCTTTGGTGATTACATGGCCCTCGGTTGCTGAAACGACGTTTCAGACTTTTAAAGCATATCAAAGTTTACGCCAATATTCCGTTCGATGCTATGTAGAAGCGGTAGGGCAAAGTAATATAGATCGACCGACACAAACAGCGATTGATTTACTTGAGCGGTTTCTTGATACCTATATGAATAATTCAACCCTATCCGATGGTACCACCATTATTCAATCTGTCGATGATACGGGGGTGTTTGCCGGTGCCACTACAGGGGAAGAGTTAGTCTATTCCGGAAACTTCTATGTAGGCTTTGTTTGTCGAGTATTGCTCCTAGAGCAATCAAACCTTACCTAGTGTTATTTTGGCTAAATTAAATTAACCTAACTGTAACAGCGTTGAAACCTGTTACGACTAAGAAAATGAACCTAGCTGGTGTCTTTTCTGAGCATATGAATAGAGAATCCTATATTTGAGATAGCCAATTAACTTTCACTATAGCTTTAGAGGATACTAAAGTAAAGAAACCAGTATAAAAGGAGACTAAAGCTATAGTGAACTTTTCCTTAAAAATAAATGTCTAACATCTTACCGACGTATCTTAAAAAAAGAACTCATATTGATCAACCCGTTTCTTTACAGCCCGAGGTATCGGGCGAAGGATTATCGGCGCTATTTAAAACGATTCTCCAAGAAATTGATTTGCGTTTTAATTCACCTGCTCAACTTAGTGTTGCAGAGGAAGGGTATTATCAAAAGCTTACTTTTATCAATGGTCAACCAATTACTAGAGTTAAGGTGAATTTTCTTCATACTATTTCAGGCCATCGATTGGAGTTTCAGACCGTGCCTAAACAGATTCAAAGAGCATCTTAATTATGACAACTATAATTGATCCAAGTATCACTAATGTAACTGCACTTCAAGGAACCGACAGATTTTATGGTGTGAGAGATCCAAACGGGACACCTTCTGATATCAATGCTTCGGCAACAACACTCTCGGCTTTTGTATCCACTCAAATTCAAGATGACTTTTCGAACAAACATTTTGATTATTTCATCGATCTATCTGGTGTCTCTTCAAATTCTTTTGTGATTGCTGGAACCAATGAAGAAGTTGCTACAGGGCAAAGTGGGGATTACACAACTGACTTTTCTGCTATGGGTCATCATGTATGTATTTTGGTGAATAGCATTACCACAGGGGGAGACATTGTTATAACGGGTACTTCTGTTACCGAAACAAATGGTGTGCCTACAACTTCCGACACTGAAACAATTACTGTCGATACAACCGCTGCCCAACATTATCAAACAGGCAAGAAATGGTTAGAAATAACAAACATTGATGTCACAACCGGAGCCATCACAGGGATTGATTATGATATCAGAGTACTAGGATATCTGGATCGATTAAATATTGATTTTATTGTTGTGGGCTTTAGGGCAGAATTTAAATCCTCTTCAAATGCTGCTGATATTCGACTCATCTTAGAAAAGATTCAAGATGACGGTAATGATAAAATGAGTATCGTTACAATGGAAAGTATAGGAATTGATTCTACAGCGGGAAATGGTCAAATATATGATAACCTTCGTACCGGAGGGGATGATCGAAGCTATACTTTTGGTGTAAATATGTTACCTAGTGGAAGTAGTTTTGTACTGAAATATAATGATTACGAAACATATTTTACTAGTGATGAAAATGTTATTGAAGCCTCAACAAAGAATGAAGGGATCATTATCCGATTCGAGGGTGAACCGTCGGGCAGCATTTCAAATGTTGATGATTGCACATTGAACGTCTTTTATAAGAGCGTAGTATCTTAATCCCCCTGTGAGATTGAAGGAACTAAAAAATGAATTCAAGATTGATTCAAGTTACAGCCACAATTCCAAATGGAACGGCATTATCACAAGAAATAAATTTACAAGATGGTGTTAACGATCATCGGACTTTAAGTATCACAGGGGTGGTAATGCCCTCTGCATGGACAGCAGCGGGAATAGGCTTTCAGTTAGCCTTATCTTCTGGAGGAATTTTCCAAGCTGCCTATGATAGTGATGATGCTTTACTTGAGATAGCTGTGGCTCAAGCTTCAAGAACTTACCTGGTTAATCCAGTTGCTACTGTAGGGATGCCTTACCTAAAGGTTTGGTCACAAACAGGTGGAACAAGTGTTAATCAAGGTGCCGAGCGTGACATTATTCTTATTCTACGGGATTATTCTTAATGGCTAAAGCACTCAAAGTAATAGTTAAGGCTACAATAAACGTTTCTGGATCTGCAATTATTTCTACTCCTAATTGGTGGGAATCTGGGGGTGTGACAGGAGCAATAGCAGTTTATCAGCCTAAAGGTGCTTCTAGCTTGGCAAATAGTTATGTTGATTTATCTGGTAATGGTAATGATGCGACATTGGGGGTTGCTCCTACATGGGATGCTGATAATGGGTGGATATTTAATGGATCTGATCAATATCTTGACACAGGAGTGGTTCCTGTCATTGATGAAACATGGTCGATGATAATTCGTTACTCGGATTCTTCAACATCTCTAGGAAATAACGTGTTAGCTGGTTGTGTGAACAGTGCGCATGGTAGTAAAAGATTCGAACTTAGTAGCACTTGGAATCCACTAGCAAAACATTTTGCAAACAATACATTGGGATCACATTCTCCACCAGAAGCAGCAGGTGTCATTGCCATTGCAGGATTAAAAGGGTACTTCGATGGTGTCGAGGTAGTATCCTTGACAGCAGGAACGCCTACGCTAGGGAATACAAGAAGTATTTATATTGGTGCAACAAATAGCGGCAGTGTTGCCCTTCACTTATCTTGTAAAATACAAGGTATTGCTTTGTATGATTATATTTTAAGCGCTGAACAGATTTCATCTTTGACTACAAATTTACAGGTAGTGTAGGAAACTACTCCCATGCTAGTTAACCTTAATCCTTTTCAAGGAACGTCTCAAGCAGGCCAAACTCAAACATATCCGAATGCTGCCAATTGGTGGGAGCAAGCCGGTGCTAGTGGCGCATTAGCCGTTTATCAGCCTAAAGGTGCAGCTTCTAAAAATGATAGCTATACAGATCTATCAGGTAACGGAAATGATGCATTAAAAACGATTGAACCTTCCTGGGACGCTACGAATGGATGGACATTTAATGGTAGTACCCAGTATATTTCAACCGGTGTAAGTGTTGATACTTCTGATTCAGATGTCACTCTTTTGATACAATTCACTGGGGCAACAACAACCAGTGCTAGTATAACTGGAATTTACGGTGGAGCAACAAATCGTAGACTCCAGTTAGGACCAAAATCAGGGACACCCACCAATACTTTTTTTGGTAATGGTAGTTTACTTCTAGTTTCCGGAGAAACCCCTAATGGCAATCTTGCAATCGGGGGTTTACGTGCCTATATTGATGGAGTCTTTCAAAATTCAATTGCTTCTGGATTAACTAGTTCATTGACACTCTATATTGGCTGTAGTAATAACAATGGTACCCCAGGCAACTATAGCAATGGCAGTGTGCAAGCTTTCGCTCTTTACGATAACTTTATCGGTACCCCTGTGATATATGAGGTAGCACGTAGGATGGCAGCTTTATGACAGCACTTATATTCGGTGGTCTTATTGGGGGAGGCGGAGGTAACTGGCTTACCAATAACGGTACGCCATATGCTGCCTACAATTCCATAAGGGCTTCTCAATGGGAGACTAGTCTCTTAGATGTCTCCGGTAATAATCGTCATATTGTATCTTTTGCCGGTGATAGTTCTATGTGGGCAACGGGTACGGGATGGACCTTTAATGGGTCAAATCAACGGCTAACATTACCTTTTGGTATTGATAGTGATTGGACATTCGGAATTAAGTACTCAGATGTCACTAACACAGGTTTTCTCTTTGGTGCTGCCGTTAGTGGTTCAAATCCTACATTTCAATTACAACCTGATTTTCTAAATGACTTTACTTGGAATTGGGGAACAGGATCATTAGTAGACACTGAGGTATTGACAGGCACAGTTATCTGTTCTGGTAATAGCTTTTATCATGATGGATCTTTGGTAGGGACATCTAGCGGAACCTTCACAGGGGGACCGACAGATAATTTAGATATTGGTGCTAGATTTACGACAACCCATACGGGATTTTGCGCATGTAAAATTCAGTCAGTTATTGTTTATAACAAAACCCTTACAGCGGGCGAAGTTAATATTTTGCATACTGATCTAGGAAATCTATAAATCTTATGTCAAGTTTAATGGGTGTACATTGGATTCCCACACATGGCCGTAATGAAGATCTTGCTTATATGCAAAGTCTTAATCCAGCAATGATCAAAATAATTGATCCGGATGTGCAACAGATTTCGGATGTTTTTACCCTAGTTCCTAATGGATTGATTCTTCTTCGGGAGCATTCTATTTCTGAACAAAAAGAAGAAATGAAAAACAATCCCAGTCAACTGGCGATTGATCATGCTAATTGGTGGGTAAATAAAATAAATGAATTACAACGGGAAGCTTTACGGCGAGAAATACCTTTCCCCCCTGTGAGACAATTATCAGTATGTGGAATCAATGAACCACCTGTTTGGGAGGCATTAGATCAAACTGTTCAATATACAGTTGATTTTTTAGGGAATTTAAATCGGTTTGATCTTAGTGGTCAAGCTTTGAATCTTTCTGTTGGTTGGCCTGGAAATACGGGCGAGGGAACTCCGCCAAATTGGGAACCATATTCCCCTATATACCCTTTACTTGTTGAGTCTAAACATTATCTTAATGTCCATGAGTATTGGGATATACACGGTCCTAATCAAATGTGGGGTTGGTGGGGAGGAAGAATCCATCATTGCCCCTGGCAAAATATCAATATCGTAATTGGGGAATGTGGGATAGATCGTTATGTTGCCGGTCCTAACTTTGAAGGTAATCGTGGTTGGTTAGGTCATTTAGAACCGGCGCATTATGCTGCTCAACTTGTTGAATATCTCAGTGCAATAACTATTGATAAACGGGTTAAATGTATTCAACCCTTTACTACTGATTACGGTAGTAAAGATTGGTCAAGTTTTGATACATTACCAGCACACAATGATATTTTACGCTTACTTGAAGAAATTGATCCACCACCAATAGAACCACCCCCTGTGGAAGAGGGTGATATATTGGCGGAGTTAAAGAAACAGACTAAGTTACTTAGAAGGATTTTAGAACAGGTGAGTTAAGACTTGGTTTTTTGCTGGACGGGAGTAGTTAAAGTTCTTTTAACCGACCAACCACGTCTGATACGCATATTTAAAGTTTGTTGTGGAATACCTGTTATGTGTTCCCAAATATTTAAATTATGAGTTTTGCCTTGATAAGTAAGATAAACACTATTTCTCACAGGGGTTTCAAGTGCTTTCTCAATCGACCAACCAAGTTGTAAGCGTTTCTTAACTGTACTAGTCTTTAAATCAAATTTTTCACAGATGTCGTTTAATTCATACTCATGCCCTCGATAGGTGATGTACTTACTAGATTGTTTATTTCTAGCTTGTTGATGTCTTGTGGCCCAGCGGCAATTTTCAGGAGAGTATGGTCCGTCATTATCAATACGGTCTAGTGAATGCTCATCTGTAGGGGGATCACCCATATCTTGATAAAATGTGGTAAAATCTTTCCAACGATCACAAACATAGATACCACGTCCTCCGTAGTTTTTATAGGACTTATTAGTGTTATCGGTACATCTAGAGAGAGCATTTTTCCAAGAACGATAAACAAGGGTTCTAGATAATCCTAATCTTGTGGTCGTTTGCTCTCGATTATAACAACCACAAGATTTAGATCTACCATTTCTTAACGCAGTAATACGTACTTTACGGATAGTACCACAAGAACATTGGCAATTGTAGTAATGGACACCAAGATCATTTTTATGGGAAAATGATAAAACTGTCCATCGAGCATAGGTTTGATTTATATATTTTGTATTCATGTAAATAAGTATAACACTTAAGTGACTTAATGTCAAGTGTTTTAAAGGGAGAAAGTGTGAAATGGCAATAAAAAGTTGCGAGCAAGTGACTTTAAGTGTGAATTCTGTTGATATGTCCGCTGTTACAGATGAAGTAACGGTTAAGATGGATATGAATACTATTGAACATCGTGACTTAGCAGAATGCTCCGTCAAGAAAGAACCAACCTACCCAAGCAATGAGATATCGCATAAAGGCTATTACAATGGCCCAGACGCTGGGGAATTAGAAGGTGAAATTTATGCCGCTCTAGGTGTTGAGCAAGCGAGTGCTGTAGCGGTAGCCGTAGCAATTACCGAAGGTGCTACAACAAAGACTTATACAATTACCAATGCAATGAGTACCAACCTAATTATTGAGTCTACATCTGATAATCTTCTATTGGTATCAGCTACATGGAGACCAACCGACGGAGCGATGACTCGGGCATAGGGTATAAAGTGGGTTAATTTCGTATCGGATTTTTATAAACTAGGGGTAATTATCCGAGCCACTAATTACATCATTTAACCCATTTTAAAGATATACCACAGGGGGATTTTAGATCGAACGAAATCCCCCACTTTTTTAGGAGATAAATACAATGGCAGCTATAAAGGCAGTATTGAATCAAGATCTTAGTTATGATAGTGTAGCTATCGAAGGGTACATGAATCAACATAAGTTAGAGGTCCAAGTTGAGGAACTTGACGCATCTAACTATGATTCCACAGGGGAAGAAATTATCGCCGGTGTGCAGGATTGGACATGTAGCGTTACCGCTTTATGGTCAGTAGCACTAGATAATGCTATTGGTCCAGATGCATTGACAGCGCCAGCAACCAAGAAAACATTAGTTAGCTTGACCGGTCCGTCATCCCCAAGTAATGATACCTCATATACTTGGACCACAAATGCATTCATTGATGAGTATACGATCACGGCCACTTCATCGGGACTAGTTACCGCTGATATCAGTTTTGGATTGAATGGCAATCCTACACGAGCATAATCTAGTAGTTCTTAACGAAGTATTTAAATCGAAAAGGAAATACCTATGAGAATTAAGCCAGAAATTGATCTGGGGATTGAAGGCGAAATCTATATTGATGTTTCGGATAGGTGGACAAAGCGAGAAGTTGATGCTTGTAGAAACGCTAGTCCCGAAGAATACATTGAGGAATGGTTTCCTAAAAAGGTTAGTGCGCTTTCTATCCCCTGTGAGTCTGGAGATATTACCGATACTATGGGTTTAACTCTAGATGTGTTAGAGGATATTGATTATCGTCTTTATGGCTTTGTTATGACATCTCTGTATAAGGCTATAGGTAAGCTTTTTTTATTGAGCCAAACCAGTTAGAAAAACTGGTTGCGTGGTATCGGATTCCAGACTCACCAATGGAACGTGATCTACTGGGATTAAAAAAACCTAGCTTAGAAAATATACAAGCTTGTTTAGATGATATTTTATGTAATGCTTTTCCAGGGAAATTACCTCATGAATTTGACGATATTGATTATGGGCGATTGATGAGAATGTTTCAAGTTAGATCGGTAAAATCTGCTGAGATTGCTCGATCAAGATGGCTTGAAGGTAAATTAGCTCATAAAGATATATCGGAAGAGCAATGGGAAATCATTGGTGAAAATGACGGGATATATGAACAATGGCAGTTAGCCAAGAAACCTTAAGACTTATAGTTGATGCGCAATTAAAAGGACAAAAAAGCCTTGATGATGTTATCAAAGGTCTTGATGGTATTTCTCGGGCTTCAAAGCAAGCTAATTCAAGTCTTAAGGTAATCTCCTTAGATGTTTTGTTTTCACGTGGTAAACAATTAGCTACCGCAGCATTAGACATAGGTCTTTTAGGTACTCGAATAGATTCTCTCCGAGAAAGCTTTGCCACAACCGCAGCTAGTGTCGGTCAAGATGCTGACAGCATGTTGGCAGCTCTAGAAGCAAGTTCTCGAGGTCAAATCAATTCAATTGATTTGATTACCTCGGCCAATAGAGCAATGTTGTTAGGGGTTGCTTCTTCTGCTGAAGATATGGCTAAGTTGATGGAGATTGCCGAAGTTCGTGGTTCGGCTATGGGTTTAACGCTGAATCAAGCTTTTAATGATATCGTTACTGGTATCGGTCGAGGATCGGCATTGATTCTGGATAACTTGGGTATTGTTGTTGACTTAGAAAAAGCATATCGAAGTTTTGCAGAACAAAATGGTAGAACGGTTGGATCATTAACAGACATCGAAAAGAAGCAATTGATTGTTAATGAAGTCATTGCCCAAAGTCAAGATTTAGTTGAGGGGGCTGATTTTTCAAAGCTTACTAGTGAGTTTGAAAAAGCACAGGCACAAGCGGAAAACTTTGGTATCAATCTTGCCAATGCTTTTACAGAAATCATTGGTCGAGATTTAGCCGGTAGATTGGCCGATCAACTTGAAGATCTTAATGATATTCTCAATAGTGATTTTGGATCCCAATCAATTGGTTTCTTAGCTGAATTTGTAGACATTCAGTTATCAACAATTGATGATCGAATCGATCAAAGTATCGCCCGAGGCGAAGCGTTAATTCAAACCTATGAGACATTATTTGGATCGAATGTTTTTGGTGACTTCTTTGGTAATGCTCAACAGGAAGTTTTAGATTTTATTGACACATTAGATCTAGCTCAAGTTGCAGCGGCGCAAATTGTTATCGGAGAATTAAATCTTCCCGCTGGAATTGATACTGGGTTAACAAGTGTACTTAATAGCTTAGTAGCAATTAAAAATACTAGGGCTGATGTTGAGATCCAAGCTGCTGTTGATGCTTCCGCAGCATTTGATCAGGCAAAGATACGTGCCTTTGAAAGTGGAGTAGAAGCTACTGCTGATGCTGTACGCCAAGCAAACTTAGAATTTGAAGAATTATTAAAAACAATTGACCGATTAGAGTCATCTGGTGCTAGAGCAATTGGAAGTGCTGCCGCTGGGATTGCTGATATTGTCGGTCAAGAAACTGCACTTAGACTTGCTCAAGATGTAACAGACGAGTATAAGAATCAAATTAACGCTATTGACTTTGCTAATACTTCTTTAGCTGAACGGGCATTTCTTGAAACGAAGATTCGTAATGATGCTTTAGAAGGTTTTAATGTTATTCAAGAACAATTTAATCAAAGTCAACAAGCCGCCCGTAATGTTGCTTCTTCGGGGGAACAGGCATTTAATCAATTAAAAGGTAAAGTTTCATCTGTTTTATCTGAAGCTTTAGACGTTGGTGTGGGAATTGATTTTGATGAAATTCTTGGCCGACAAGACGCAATCAATGAACCAGCTAGACGATTAGCGGACATTGCTGTTAATGGCTTCAATAGTCCTTGGGTGGATTATTTTAAACAAGAATTTCCAGAATTAGCAAAATCATTATTTGCTGAAGGATTTGATGTGAAGGAGCAAGCTGCTAGATTGCTACAAGGATTTGAGCAAGGTCTACGGCCAGAGTTAATTGATAAGAACTTAGCAAAGGAACGTATTCGAGCTTTAATTGTAGGTGAGGCAAATCTTGCTCAACTGGCAGAAGAGATCACGCAAGAATTAGCAGCGGAATTTGCCGGTACGGATTTTGGGAACATCGCAAATCTTACCAATAAAGTTTTGGGTATTGATACGGGTAAAGTTCAATCGCAAGGTCAAGATCTAAGTGAGGTATTTAAACAGGGGGTTGAAACTGGCTTACAACAAGTAAACTCACAGGGGGGACAGTTTGAAAAACTCTTAGTGGGTGAGACAGATTTTACAACCTTAGCCACTAATTTGTTGCAAAGATTCACTACAGCATTTAATAATGTTGCTCCAGAGCAATCAACTTCTTTAATTCAACAAATGTTGAACATTTCAGGAAGCCCAGAAGTAGGGATTCAAGCAAATGCTTTAGCCGAAGGTTTTACTTTTGCCTTTGCAAATACGGGTATTGGATTACAGATTTCAACTGTAATCGAAACTCAAATGAATGATGAGAAAAATTTAACTGTTCTCCGACAATCAGGAGCAAACTCAGGGGCAAACTGGGGTACAGGATTTTTAAATAGTGTCGAATCCGGAGTACCCCCTAGACTAATTTCGATCCTTGTGGACCTAGTTACGCCAGGAGTGCAGGCAGGGTTAACCAGACAAGAAAGCTTAACTGAACCACAGTAGAATTTCTCTTTTGTAATGGTTGTTCAATAGCCTTTTTAACATCCCAACCACGTTCAAAAATTCGCTTATAAATAGGTTTATGCTTAAGATTTAATTCGTCACATAAGGTAACTAACGGTAAGGTTCTTCCTTTATAAGTGACAATTCGATTTTTTCTAAGATTTCTAGCTTGTTCTTTAGGGGTTGTCCAATGACAATTTTCTGGTGTATAGGGACCATTATTATCGATACGATCTAATGTTAACCCCTGTGGTTTTGGTCCCATATCAGAATAGAAATTTTCAAATGATTCTTTCCATCGGTCGCAAACATAGATGCCTCTGCCACCGTAATTTTTATATTGACGATTATTAGGATTATGACAGCGTTGTTTCATTGCTTGCCAGATAGCATGTTCATTTGAATCAGAAAGTTTATGTGTAGAATGTTTTTTAGTTGTGACAATATGCTTGGCAGCACTTTCTTTTTGCAGGCACCCACAACTTTTTGTTTTGCCTGATCTTAAGGAAGCGGATCTAACATATTGTTCATTACCACAAGAGCATGTACAATACCAATAGGTTTGCTGATCTAACACAACACAGTCTTGAACGGTTAATCTGGAAAAAGTTTTATGGGATAAATCTATAAATTTTGGCATAGATTTATTATACCATACAATATGTATAGGAACAAATACCCGTGAGTAGCTATCAGGCTATAAGTGTAAACGGAAACGAATTACCTCCACCTTCTGATGTAAAAGTTACTGCATTTTATTTAGGTGGTCGTCAGATACTTGCAGATGGAACAGTGGTTATTGATCTATCAAGTAATACATTACGTCATCGATTTGAGATTACCTGGCAGTTAGTCTCAACAACAGATCCTTTATTCCCAAATATTAAAATTGCTTTCCAAGATCTAAAAACCTTACCAAAATCTTACATTGATATTGATGGGACTCTTTATCAAGTGAATATAGACCCACAGCAACCCGACTTGAGGTATGATAGAATTACAGTAGGGAATTTAAAAACTATCTATCACAAAGACATTAAGATGAATTTGAGGGAAGCTTAATGAGAGTTGGATCCACGGGGTTTGAAGATGGAAGTACCGATAATTATTCTAGCTTGACTGGTCCTTATGGAGCAACCCCTGGCAGTATTTCAGGAGCGGCAGCTAGAAACGGCGCTAGAGGATTTACCCATTTTTCAGATGTTAAACCTATTGGCTATACTTTTTCTTCTATTAGCCAAGCCGAGGGCGGGTATCACCTTCGTACAACTAATACCGGTGCCGGAAATGTTGCTGTTCTTTGGGTAGTTAAAAGAGCGGATGGATTATACAATGATATTGTTTGGGATATCACAGCGGCATCCATTCGAATTCGTCAAAATAATACAGCGGTTGCTAGTGTTGATGACGGTGCTTTAACTGCTACTTTAAATACATGGATCTTCTGTGGCTTCTCTTATAAATCTGCTTTAAGTGGTGGATGGTTTACCCTTTATCTCAATAATTCCCCTGTGGTATCGTACACAGGAGATCTCTCTAGCCAAAATATTGTAGCTGCCTATGGTGGTGGGGATGCTGGTGGATCTGGTTGGGGTGGTGGCGGAGAGTTAATGGATATGGATAATTTATTTGTTAACACTTCGGATTCAGATGTAGATAAAAAACCTCCTGAAATTGAGATTGAATTTATAAGTGTTGCAAGTACTGTCTCAGCGGCATGGACACCTGAACCAAACACAGTAACCAATAATCATGAGAATGTAGATGAGTATCCTTCTGATAACGATGCTTCTTATAACTTTGCTAATGCAGCTAGTCTTGTTGATACTTATAAATTAGCTACGGTAAGCTTACCTGCTGGGAAAACAGTCTCTTCGATTCGCCCCTTCATTGTTGCTAAATACGGTAATGATAATGTTGTTCCTGGGGATTGGTGGGATTTTGGAACACCATTGGTTGCATATAAACCTATTGGTGCTGCTAGTCAAGCAGATAGTAAGACGGATTTAACCGGTAATGGAAATTCTATTACTTCATGGAATGGTACTGAACCGACTTGGGCATCGGGTACCGGTTGGTCATTCTCTGGCATAGGTGCTTATTTTGTCGGTGGATCTTTAGGGGTAGGTAAAGGATACACTATTGCGATTCGTTTTAGTGGCGCACCAAATGATAGTACTCAAATGCTTGGCGCAAATGATAGTAATACCTTACCCGAAGTGCAGATTACTCCTTACTCTGCTATCAATAATAACACATTGGCAGCATGGGGAAATGAGAATCTCAATATGGGAAGTTCCACAGGGGTAGCTAATGCTGTTCTTGTTATGAATGAAGATGGTCTTTATAGAAATGGTGTGTTACAGGTACCTTCTGTAGCTCCTGATTGGGGGGATGGCGCAGGAGTTCAAACCTTAACCCTTACTTTAGGCGGTCGAAATATTGGGATTATCGTTGCAAGTCGTTGGTCCTCGGGTAATATACTCGCATTTGCAATGTACTCTGATAAATTATCCTCTGGGGATATCGCTACTCTCTCCGCTAATATGGCATCATTGAGTTAATTATGGCAGAACCAAAAGTAATTATTCGGATAGAAGAAAATTCAACTGTCACAAATGGTTCTGAAAAAACGCTGACAGCGACATATCAGAATTATAGTGATTTCTATGAGCTAAAACCTAGCAATTCTGGATCGTGGTCTGAGACAGATTTAAATGCTCTTGAGATTAGTATCGTATCCGCTGGGACATATGGAGGTCCAGCGGATCCGGATAACTCTGCCAGAGTTACATTAGTTGGTATTCAAATAGAATATTTTGCTAGCACAGATGAAATTCCACCAACATTTCCACCTACTGATCCTGGGAATCCTCCTGCAAATACACCCCCTGATAGAGAAGTCTTTACCCGACTTGAAGTTGATTGGGATTTTGACGGTACCTATACAGATGAAACAGATCGGATTATTGGTGTTCGAGGTACTCATAACCTAGTTCCCCCAGGCCAAGCCGTAGAAGCCTCACAGGGGATGATTGCAACTATGACGGCTACATTGGATAACCATGATAACCGTTATAGTTCAAAGGTTACTACCGGTGCATTATATGCCCATGTTTCCGATGGTCAAGCATGGCACGCTCCTGCTAGGTTCTCTGTGACTACCGATGGCGGCGCATCTTGGAATCAAATTTTTCAAGGGGTGATCAAGAACCCAATTGAAAATACGGTTATCAATAATCAAATTCGAGCGATTACTCTTGATTGCCGAGGGAATGAAGAAAAGATAATCAATCGTCGGGTTTCATTATCACAAACTAACTTTGCTTCTTTTGTCTCAAATCCTCAAACAGAGTCTCAGTTGATTCATAATACCTTGAACCAAGCCGGTATCAATACTGGAGATATGGTATTAGATACAGGGGTGTTTAAGATTCCATTCTTTTCAACACTGAATTCCTCTGTAGCACAAACATGCTGGAAACTGGCAGCTTCGGCGGGCGGGCGATTCTATTGTAACTATCAAGGGGATTATGTCTATGAGAACCTAAACCATTGGACACAGGCACCCCACACAACTTCTCAAGCAACTTATTCACGGGGGATTGATGGAGACGATTATGGTTTCTCAGATCTTCGTCTTTATTATGATGATACGAACTTATCAAAAAAGGTTACGATTGTTGGACGAATAGCTGAAGCGGAAGCTAATACCCAAATTCATAACTCTTCGGTACTTACTACCGTAGCAGCAAATACTATAAGTAAGGTCTTAATCAAGTTTGATAACCCAGCATTTACAATTACTAGCTTTACCTTACAACAAACGGGTAGTGCTTCAATAACTCAATTAGATCTTGCAGAGGGAATTGAGTTAACTGTTGATACCACAGGGGGATCAGCAACTACATTAACCAATGTTCAAGTCTTTGGACGACCGGTCGTATTTCAAGACCGTATCGAAACTACAAAGGAAAGTACTAGTCCTTTTTGGATAACTGCTAGACAATCAAAAGAGCGTAGGATTACGAATGATTATATCCAAAGTGGAGTTCAAACAGATGCATTGGCCCAATTTGTTCTCGACAGGCAACAAATTCCGACACTCTTCTATCGATTGATTAAATGCCCTGGGGAATCAGCCCGCCGATTAGGAGACCGTATCACGGTTAAAGATGAGAAAGTGTTATCCACTACCCGAGATGCTTTTATCATTGGGATCAATTGGTCATATGATATCAATGGATTTAGCCAAGATTTAAACTGTATCGATGCTGCCTTTACTTTAGCTGGGGGAGGAAACCCTGGGGGCAATCCTGGGGGTGGTGATAATGAAGGTGCAGAGTTCTTTATTATCGATACCGATCAATTAAATGGAGCAAAGATTATCTCTTATTAGGAGGTGTATTATTCCGTACCAGACGACGCCCACTTTTAGCTCAGGCAACATACTCACTGCAAGTGATTTAAACATACTTTCGAATAACTTAGATTTCCTCAATGATTTATTGGGGGGAGTTAATCCAGCGTTTGCTCAAGTAACATTAAACAATAGTGGAAGTACTTCGTCGTTATTTAATCAATTACATCGTGCGCAATATTTCCATTATAATATCCAGATTACTTCTGGAACACATGATACTTTAAGTATTTCATATAATGGAACGACTGTCTTTTCAGATGCAGGTTCTAGAACTGCACCTTATACCTGGCAAGGATATGTAGATTTAAATAGCAACCCTGGTGGATTAACATTAGGAAATTTCTATGATGTTCAATTTAACTTTTCTTGGCAGTCGGGGGGAACCGGTGCAGGAAAAGTAGTCTTTCTTGGCGAGTACGGTTCCACCACCAGCCCTATCTAAGTGATTATTTTCCTTTTAATGAAATTTTTCTTGCAGGAGTTGTTAAGGCTTTTTCAATGTCCCAATTCATTTCTTTAATTCTCTTATAAACAAGTCGATGAGCTATATTATATTCTTTGCACCAATCTGTTAAAGGTTTTGAAGCCCCATTTAAAGTATGGGAATTTCCTTTAAACTTTGTTATTCCCACAGGGGTTGTTAAAGCTTTCTTGATAGGCCAATTTAATTCTTGTAATCTAGATCGTAACAGTGAATAAGGAATGTTATATTCATTTGACCACTGTTTAATTGATTGAGTTTTTCCTTGATAAGTTACTTGGACAGTTGTTGACTTATTATTTGCTTGTTGTTGAAGAGTAGCCCATCGACAATTTCCTGGTGTATATGAATCGTTATTATCGATTCTATCTAAAGAGTGATTATTTGATGGTCGTTCACCCATATCAGTTAAAAAGTTGTCATAAGAATATTTCCATCGATCACATACATCGATACCTCGACCCCCATAATTATGATAACTTGGATGGTTAGGGTTTGCACAACGTTTTTTCATGTCATTCCAAACTCGATATGTTTTAGTGTAGCTTTTACTCTTCTTTTTTCGACACTGTTTACATTCTTTAGAGAAAGTACCTACATTGAACTCACTTGTAGATATTGAACGCTGAAAACCACATTGGCATTGAATAATCCAGTATCGTTTTCCTTTAAAAGTTTGGTCGAAAGAAACTACGGTCCATGAATGAAATTGTTTACCAATCATATTTTTCCTTTGGATAAATACTATAGTTAACCAATAAAAATATTTTACTTTAGTTGGTAATATTAGTCAAATATTACCAGGATGGATATTATGCCATATACTGATCCGCCCGCTTGGGCGTTCGGCGACAATGTAAGTGCCACTGACATGCAAACTTATTCAGATAATTTAGATTTTATTTATGATCAACTAGGGAATCCTGCTGGTATCCTGCAACCGTCAATTTTAGTTACTACTTCTGGAGGGGATACAATCGTTAATCAATTTCGATGGTTATACCATGATGACAATGGAATTATTCGTGATCCTACTGGTGTAGGGGATGATGTTTCTATCCCAAATCCTGATCCCAATTTTCCTTATTATGATCTCTATTCAATATCATGGATGTTTCCAGGTAAAGTTTATGAAGTTTTAGAGATAGATTCATTCTATGAAGTTGCCTCACCAACATAACAGAACTAATAGTTCTTGATACATATCCATTTTGTCTGGTTATAAATGAGGTCGCAGACCCAGTAACTTAATTCCCCTTTCCCCCTTTCTTCTTATTTAGATTTACTTCCTTTGTCAAGAACTATATACTTTATTTTTGTTTCGTCACTTTATTTGGTAAAATAGAGGGACGAATATTTATACTATATGAAGGATGAAACTATGCAACAACTACTATATATGGTGATACTTCTGTTTAGTACATTTGTCTTCTTTGGCTTTGCCGATATCAATAATTTTTGGGTTGAAGCCCCTGTGAATCGTCCGCCAATTGTTATTAACTCACAGGGGGTTGAAAAGCCTATTTTTCCTGGCTCAGAAGGCTTTGGATCTAAGACTGTTTATTTAGACGGTGAGGAGATTGCCGGTGGCCGAGGCGGGACAATCCACTTAATTACTTCCACATCTGAATTGATTAGTTGTTTTGAGGGCAGAGGGCCACGTGTATGCCTCTTTACTAAAGGCGGAAAGTATACAATAGCAGGTGAGGTATCTATCGTCGATGGTAGAGTAACAGTCATTGGGCAAACGGCTTCAGGTAGTGGTGTTGTAATTGAAGGATCTGGGCAAGCGGAAATTAGCCTAGTTAATATTGATGCCCCTTATGTTGCTATCCAATATGTAACCTTACTTGCTAGGTCTACTGGCGAAGGTAGTCGAGCATTATCAATTTCAAATCGAAACCTTCCAAATGGTGTACATAATGTACTAATTTCCCATGCAACGGTAGGAGTAAGTGAAGACGAAAATACTATTGTTTGGTACAATTCCCACGATGTAACAATTGAGTATGGACTAGATACTGTTGCCTTAATGCCCGATGGTAAAGGGCCATTACTGGGTAGAGTAGACTTTAACGGGGGTAGATATTCTTATCACCATAATATCATTGCTCATATGAGCCAACGTATGCCACGAATTAGGACGGATAGAGTGGTTGATGTTTCTTACAACTATATTACAGCTTTTTTTAACGATAATGCACCAAGTAAAGTTTCAGAGGGTTCTCCTGTGAATTACCGGGGAAACTATTATTCTTACGCAGGTGATATAAAACAGGATCTTGAAGATGACAAACCCCTACCCTATTACATTTCAATTGATGATAACTCACCAATTTTTGTTGATGAAACAAATGTAATTATTGACACACAAGGAAACTCTTTACACGCCCGAGAAGTAGTAAAACAGGAAGACAGATCAGCTTTAGTAAAAACAGCTTATGTAGCTCCGCAAATTCAAAACTATCGCCTCACAGGGGATGAATTGAAAACATTTCTTCTTAGCTTTGCTGGGAATAGTCGGGCGGTTAATTGTAGGGGGGAATGGTATTCAAGACGATCTCCTTTTGATACAACTGTGATAGCTGCTATCCGTGAGGGTGCGCATATTGAAACCGATAACCCAATGATATTTGCTGGCCCAGTAGATCCAGGTTCCCCCTGTGAGGATAGAGATAAAGATGGTTTGCCAGATGAATTTGAAGACTTATTTGATCGAGATATTGATCCTTGGGAACTTCATTCAACTGGGTGGAGTATGTTAGAAGCTTATGCTAATGGTTTACATAAAGCAGATATGTCTACCGCTACACCAACAGCTACACCAACAGCTACCTCACAGGGGACAAAGACGCCAACAGTAACACCTAGTCCTATTCCAACAGAACCAACGGTCACACCAACCCCTAGACCAACAGAGGAAAGCCCAGAATTTATTATTGATTGGGTAGAAAGTCAGGCCACTATGTGGTTTATATTGGCAGAATGGCTTAAGAATTACTTCGAATAACTTACGATCAAAGTGGATAATCTATCCCTTATAGTGTGTCCACTTTATATGTAGATGGACACACTATGAAACATGACAAGTTAGAGATTATTTTATCAGATCTGTATTCAGACAATCAAGGTATTGAAAGAATTCTTAATGACATAGGGATTGATTCAGGCCAATTAAATTTGAATGCTGCGCCTATTTCTATCTGGAGTACCGTATTAGGAAAGTTACGCTATCAGGAAGCAAAGTTACATCGTCTTTTAATTACTGTGGGAAATGAATATGGTGTACTTGATCGACTATTACCGGCATATGAGGGATACTTAGAGAAGTCAATGGAGACAAATACAACCATGTTTACATCCCCAGTAAGTAATGTAACACCTTTACTAACCGATATGCAACAAGATGTGAAAAGTTTGCGTAAAGACTTAGACGATTTCAAACTCGAAACAAAGGTAGAATTAACTCGGGTAAGTGCTAAACTTACTCAGGTTGATGAAAATTTAGATCAATTAACTATCGTTAACCGAGTTCAACAAAACGACGCTAAGATAGGCAGAAACCTTCTCTATATTATTCTAGGGGTTATATTACTGTTTATTATCTTAGTACTGGCAGCAAATATGGGGATCGTTTTTCGTGGGTAACTTAGTAGAATACATGGCATTGATCTATGCATTGGTTGCCTGCAATCTTTTATTTCTGGGATTGTTTTTCCTTTTCGGACCATCCACTTATCTCTATCAATTGTTCTTTGAAAATAGGCTTCCCAAATGTTTATTAGGAAGCCTATTATTGAGCATGACTTTTGTTGTGGGTTTACTCTCCATTCTCACAGGGGAGAATCCGATTTATGATATCAATACAATTAGGCCATATCTTGTCTTAGGACGTTTGATAATGGGAGTAATATTGGTGATCTTAAATTCCTTAGTCCTTTTAATGTATCTCTATAAAGGCAAGTATCCCCTGTGAGTTATGTTGCCATTCTATGATTTAACCTTTTGGACTAAGATTTTTTGAAGAGTACTTAGGCTAAGGAATTTATCTTTGGTTCCTCGCTTAACATCATAGAATAAATAATCCTCATCCATTAAATCCAGAGTTTGAATATAAGCTAAAACGTTTGGTTGTATAGTGTAATCCTCTTGCCCAAAGTACTGATGTAGGTCAATCAATTTCATTTTTTGGCAATCGTTAAGAGCATACCCCTGTGAGTGAACTAGGTATTTTAGCAAAGCAATTCTAGCTTTAACTTTATTCTTGTAGTTCTTAGTTCGTTGAGACCAAGGGATAGAAGTTGTCTCCTCTTTTACTGGCTGAGGAACTTCTTTTTTGAACTCTGGCATTTCCCCAAAAAGATATTTGAAAAGCATCTCTAGGGTTTGAAGCTTTTCTGATTCATTATTATCTTCTAACTGACACATGAATGCTAGCCAATGTTTATCTGAAACCTTTTGCCATGTTCCACTCTGCCAAAAGGTACCATGATAAAGAGGTCGAAATTGCATATTTAATTCGGTAATGACTTCCTGAATGTCACAACGAGATTTCTGATCCCATGTTCGGGTTGCCGTATAGAGATTAAAATTCTGTTTCAATAATGCTGCCATTAGATTATTCTCCTTATCTGATCATATAGCTAGTACGGGTAACTAATACAACATCCCCATTGGATTTTTTCTTCCGTCGGTAAGATACATCTTTGGGAATTAGATTTAATCCCCAATAGTTTGGCCCTTCTAAATCATATAGCTTTGCTTGTTGAGGAAGTTCAGTAACTTTGGGTAATGGACGTTCAGGGTGTTTAACGGTGGCGCTATTTGCTTCTTTTCCAAATAGCTTTAGCATTAACGTATTCCAAGCAGCATCCGGATTGTTACGACTAAACGAAAAATGCTTGAAGTAATCTCGCAAAAGCATCGTTGATGTTGGATAGTCCTCTGGCTTTTTGTTGTTATAATAATTCTCCGATGGCGGGTTATCCCCAACAAATAAACTAACAAGGAGATCTAAGATATCCTCATCAGTTAATTCTTTATTATATTTGATTTTCCTTGGGTAGTTCATCTTCAGTATGCCTCTTCATATCTATCATATGGGGTATCAATGATTTTGATATCCTGATATACCGGTTCATTGGCTTCTAACTTATCCGCTGTAATTTGCCTGTTAGTCTCAATCTTTTGAGCATTTACTTGCTCAACCAACCAAGCTTTTATTAGGTTTCGATTTTCTTCCCCTGTGGTTCTAGCATTCTGTACCATAACTTCATTGATACCCTTTCCCATAGCGTGGGCCATTTCAACAGAATGTCTATTCGCCCGTTCTTGGCTTCGATCATTCAGGTAAGCAAAGAGAAATCCAATACTAATAATTCCTGCAAAGGCAAGCAAGATCAGAACATATACGTATCCGGCAAAAATATGTACATAGGTTAGGATTAGAAAAACAGGAAGCATTGTAATGGCTACATACATTCCTCTTGTCATTGATTCAGTACTTGAGGCTTCCCGTTCTCGAATCAAAAGGCTTAATGTTTCCCTCTCCATTTTCGTATACTTTTTTGGCATACTCATTCTGTTACCTCCAATAAATATTGCTCCGACATCTCTGTTACAATTCGTTTAAATGGTTGATAGTTATCTCCTGTATATGATTTACCTACCATTTGAGCGTATTCTTTGATTGCTAAGGTGAGCCACCCCCGTCGTAATCCTGTCTCCCCCCAATATTGGTCAAAGACTTCTTTAATACTTTCAGGAATTGAGATTGTCTCTCTGCTCACAGGGGGTATCGATTCTTGTTTTACTAACGGTACCGAGACATAATTCGGATATCTATCCCGTATGGCTTTGATTTCCTGTTTGACATTTAACATGTAGGAATAAATTAAAGTCGTTGCATTTCCATCATATATGGCGAATGAGCCTACACCTGATAAGTGAGTAGCCTCATAATGATTATCCCCCAGGATCATTTCTGATTGCCCCTGTGAGAAGCATTTACCGGCAATACGAACAACACAGTTATCCCTAACATCTGTGGGAATTGTACCGGCTTTAGGCTTCTGTGTAGCAATTATAATGCTATAGCCGTATGCTCTGCCATTAGACGCAATCATCATAAGTAATCGCTTAAATTCTTTTTCCTTAGCGTCAATACCACATTTAGTCAGTTTTTGGATCTCATCTATCACGATTGCTGTGCGATATGGGTATTGATCTTCTGGTCCCGTCATCTGTTTCTCAACATACCGAAGGGTTTCTAATGCTTGATCTAATTCGGAAACCACTTCTGTACAATGAGGTAATTCTGAAAAAGGAGAGAAATGCTTAAGACCGATATCAATCATGATCAATTTAAATTCTTCTGGCGAACTTGCTTCACAAATAGATATGATCATTCCATCCAGTAGGGTTGATTTCCCGCTGCCAGATGTTCCTCCAATCAGGATACTAAATTGTGTCGGTGAATTTAAGTTCAATGTCAATGGCTCAGGTTTGCCGGTCTCATAGGATAAACCTGTTAACATGTGAATAGGTTTACATCGATCACGTCTATCAGCCCAATGAAGGGTTAATGGATCTACCCGAGGTACAATCAGGCATGGTGGCTGAGTTAAGATTAAAGAAGAAATTCCCGTTCGATACCCATGTTGTAATCGAAGAGAATAAATTTCTGAATTCAAGACTTCAGTAACGGAATAGAGAGAAGAGAATTTCCCACGCTGCGCACGCTGTAATGGATAGATGATAGTCTTAGGGGTAATCAAAACCTTTTTTCTCGGATCAATTCGAAAGAAAGTTTTATGTTCCTTCAGAATGTTATTGATTAACCCTTCCTCTTGTTGGTAGCCAATGAATCTATTTTCCTGCTTAGGCATAGGAGAACTCTTCACCCCCTGTGAAACTGGAGAATTACCGCTTCTTGACTTATCTACTGGCATCGTTTGTTTTTGATCTACTTTGGGTACCTGCATTCGTTTCTCTGATCTCACAGGGGGTTTTGTACTTACTTTAGCCGGTACAGGCTTAGGTATCTTTGTATAGTCCCAAAGAGATTTGAATAGCACAGTTAAAACAATTGCAATGCCTATAGGGAATACAGAGGATACTAGATCAAATTCAGGGATCTGAATCTCTAATGCTTGTTGAATTGAATTAGCATAAGTAACAGGCAGATTCTTAGGATTCTTATAAGGTAGAACCGTAGCACCTTCACGCTTAAACTCTGGATTCAGAAGAAGTCTTTGAGGATAAGTTAAATTCACATATGGACAGTAGTTACTAAGGACAGTATACACTCCATAAGGAGATAACCAAGAGGTATCGCTCTTGGTTATGGTTTCTGCCATTATATAAAGGTCTAATCTATCGGAGGCATTATTTAAATAGTAACATTGTTGATGCATAGGTAATCCATTGTAACCTAAAAACGGGATTGTGAATCCCGTTTTTAGTCTATTGGGTTAGGTGTATACTATCCGGCACCCTCTTCCCCTGTGAGTTCACTGTCGTTTGACATATCTGGACCGGTTGGAAGTTCCTCTTGTGGCGTGGTTGATTCAATAACTAATTTGGCAACATTGTTATTATTGAGCATGGCAACCAAACACGTTACGATTTCCGCAATGTGATTATCGTTGTCTCGAACGATATCGAAAGCATGTATGTTTCCATCATTATGGATCAATGTTACTTCAAAAGTTTCCTGATCATTACGCAATAACCCGCTTGGAAACTCAACTGGCACTGGCCGACTTTTAATATTAGCCTGATAAAACATTTGTTATTCTCCTTTAAAAGGTTTATGAAGAGTCTTAATTATCTGACACAAAACTGACAATATGCGAGGGTAGTTACATGCCCTTATTTCGAGTGTAATATGGACAGATCCAGGTAGATAGATATCACAAGTTACCTTTGTTGGTTTTATTGATGACGACTCTATAGATATATTATGAACCTTGCCCTGACGTACGTACTTCTTTAATCGTTTAGTTAATTTTTGCTCATTATCGGCCATTCTGATTACCTCTTAAATGCTAACAATCATTACTAAGTTATTACTTTCTTCATCCATAGTAACATATTTAATTCAGTTTGTCAATATTGAATTACGGAATTAACTTATATGGGATAGCTGAATGATACTGATAGTTTCTTAATACGAAGCTTTCGGGATTAAGATCCTTTAAATTGTATGTAATTGGCTGTTGAATCTCTAGCCGAGGTAATGGGAATGGTTTCCTCATAATCTGTTCCTCTGCTAGATCCCAATGTTCCTGATATAGATGGACATTTCCTAGATTAAACCAAAGTTTTCCCGCAGTGTACTGGGTACGCATGGCTAAGATGTGAAGAAGTAAGGCATACGAGCTAATGTTAAAGGGTAAGCCAAGTGCTACATCGGAGCTACGTAAAAAGACTTCCATATGTAGAAGAGATTTATTTTCTACATGACAATGGAAAGCAAAATGGCATGGTGGAAGAGCCATTTGTCTTTGTTGTTGCGGATTCCATGCTGTAACAACATGACGAGTCGAATTAGGATTATTGATCAGATCGAAAATTAAATTATTGATTTGATCGATTCCTCCCCAACGATCCTTTTTCTCAATAAATGTAAAACCATTGCGTATCTTAGCATTTTTTGATCCGGTCCATAGATCGGAAAAGTTTTTTCCTTCTAGAAAATGATCCTTACAAAATTGAGTAGGATTAGAAAAATGATATAACTGTCCAGTACTTTCTTTCTGTACAGTATAGATATATCTATTTTTCAAGTTACTATTTTCTGCACATGATACCCATTGACAATGTTCGGGACTATAAAGAAACCCATTCCCAATGCCATCTTTATCTAATGTATACTCTTTTGGGTATTTTTTCTTTCTTTCCCAACCATATAAATACTTTGAATCCTCTGCAAAGTAAAGAAAATTTAACCATCGATTACAAACATATACCCCCTTTCCCCCATAATACTGATAACTTATATTATTTTTGTCATAACATCTAGAGATCATTCCTTCCCAAGTCTTTTTTAAAATATGACCTTCTTTTCCCGTACCGTCAGCAATGCCTAGATAAGTATTATTTTCACAGGGGGTAGGCTTAGGTTGGACTATAGCATTAGGTCTCCCACCAAAATTTCTCCAAGCATGACCATAGATAGGACCACATTCCCCATTTTCATCGGCATTACCATCCCAAATATGTATTCCTCTATCTGTAAGATATTTGGTATTAGTATCACCGTTTAGAAACCAGCACAATTCTGTTGTGATCCCACGCCAAAATACTTTCTTTGTCGTTACAATTGGGAAGTCTTCTCGAAGATCATACTTTAATTGGTGGCGAAAGATTGTTCGCCGGATACCATTACGTGTTTTAGTGTCCGTACCGTCACTTAGTACTCGGTCTAGTAGATCAATATAGTTATTCATTTGGCTAATCCTTCGATAAAATATGAAACAGCAATTTGGGTTTTTTGATGGATACCTGATTTATGAAGTTCTTTCCAATACTGTTGGATAGGTACTTTGTTTGGGTATGACTTACTTACTGCCTGCCAGTCAGAGATCATTTCGAGTAGATAGACTAAAGGCATTTCTTCATTGATCCAATTCTGCCAATGGTGGTTAGTCTTTTCTAGGTGGTAACTAAAAGCTATATCCCTACGATCATCTACTGGATAACCGTGATATTGCATATGACCAATAAACTCACATGGTCTGAATTTGCTCCAGTCATGGACCAATAAATTGAAAAGATACTTAGGCCAATCTTCAATGGAGAGTTCTAGCAGATGTGTCAATCCGTAATAAAGTACCCAACATTTATGGTACAGAATTGTTCTCGCCGTTTGAAACATGATGGATAGAGTTTGTATATTCATCGTCATTTTGTCCTTTGACATAATTTCTCACAGGGGTTTCGAGCATTTCTTCGACGGTCCAGTCTAATTCAACTCTTCTAAGTAATGTCTGATAACGAATACCGGTTTCTCTTGACCATTGACTAAGGGTTAAGGATTTACCTTTATACTCATAGGTTGGTACTTGCTTTCGCTGTGAAAGAAGATTGCTACGTTGACAGCCACATGACTTTGAGGCACCAGATTTTAATGTCGAAAGAATTACCTTGCGAAATTTCCCACAAACACATTGACACAATAATGATCCAGATTTACATTCCTTGGGATCAAGTAGGGGTTGCCAGTAATGGAATGGGTCTCCGTTATAGACTTCTGTGACCATGACTGACTTCTTATCAACGTTCTTTCTGCGCCCCAGGTTATATTCAAGTGTACTTTTATCCTTGGCCGTAAGTACCTCAGTTATCCATTCTCCATCTTGGAGATACTCCGCTACAAATTCCATTATTCCCCCTGTGAGTTAATCTTCTCGATGATACGTTCATGTTCAATTAGTAATTGTTCGGCAAGATCTACGTCCAAGATATCGGCTATTTCGATACAGGAAGTTAATGCCCCAAGTAAAAAGCTATCTTTTTCATTGGGAATATTGGGAGTAGCATTAACAATCTGTCGTTCAAGTACTTCAATCAGATTTTTGATTATCGCCATACAGAATAAAAGTACATTCCGCTGATCGGTGCTTAGAGATACTGACTTGATTGGACGTGATTGTAAGACTATAGATGTACAGATCATCATTGCTACTTGGGTTAATTCCTTCTCGATTTCAGGATCCCGATTATTGGTACGTAAGTACTTTTCATTTTGGCGTAGATGATAAGCTTCAATAAATTCTATCACTTCGGATAGCGAAAATAGTACGGCATCCATTTCACAGGGGATAGGCCATTCGGGGGTATTTCTACGAAAATAGTTCTCTAAATTTACTAGGTTAATCCAAGATACGTTTTGCATTATAACTCACCCCATTTCTGATCTGTATGCATATCAACTGCAAACGGTACAAATAGATTCCCCTGTGAGTCTGTTTTCAAAATCTTCTTTGGTGCCTCAAGCATGTATTTCTCAAGCATATTACTGGCAATATTCACAGAGCGTTTTGGTACTTCTAGGTAGATTGCATCATGGACTAAGACTAATATCTTTCCATGAATAAAATTTGATGATCGAAGTTTTTGATGCAAATCAATAGCAGCTTGAAGTGTAATATCTGAAGCAAGGCTTTGGATAGCGAAATTACCGGCCATTGTTTTGATTCGCCATTGATTGGAAGCACCAAACCCAATTTCATCTAGAAGTTCTGGCGAAATACAAAAGCCAAATCTTCTTTGTCTACCAAAAGAAGTAGTACAGTAGCCGTTTTCATATGCAAACTCTCGGGTTTCCTGTAGCCATTGAGCTAAGTTAGGAATCGTTTCATAGAATTGATCATACAAAGATTGCGCTTCGTCTACTTCCATACCATAAAGCCTAGCGATAGCCGAGGCACCTTGACCATAGATAAGACCGAAGTTTAAATTCTTTGCTAATGATCGTTGCTCTGTAAATTCGGCATAGCCTTCCTCCCCCTCACAGGGGACCACAGAGAGATTAAATAGCATTTTAGCTGTCTCGGTATGAACATCCAATCCTTGAGCATACACACGCTGATAGAATGGTTCTTGGCTTAATGTAGCAGCGACCCTGATTTCACAGTTGTGAACTACGACACTATTAGCAATAAAACGTTGATTTGGTTGATTTACTAAATCATAAACGGGTTTTTTACCTGAGACTTTAATTGATTGTAGTTTAGTCCAATGGTACTGCATCAAAGGATGTTCAACAGAATTATTAAGTGACTTATGTCTTCCATAAGGTCGTCCAGAACGATGATTAAAAACCCATTTTCGGTAAGAATAACCGTTATCTTTAAAGTATTCCACAGGAATAGGGACAATATTTTTCTTGGTCCGAACAGATAATGTTTCCTCGATTTCATTTGCTTTAGTAGCTTTATCTATGAAACAAAAACCTATATTAGCATTAAAGTTCTGTACTGACGTAAGATCAGAAAATTGTAATCGATAATAGATCTTTCCTCCTGGATACCAATTTTTACCTCCTACTTGTTTAATGATAGTACTATGAATACCAAAGCTAAAAAGTATTTGTTGGATATCCTGTAAAAAAACTTTGGATTTATTTGCTAACGAGATTGTCTTTGTTGTGAGTGAGGCTGTACCATCCCCATCAAATAAACCACTTAAAAATGTTGCTAAATCACCGTCAAACTTATTCATTCGTAAGTCTTTTTTATCAAACCACGAAAGAAACTGATCAATTCTATCTCCTTGTGCTAAACATCTAAAGTCATTTGAGGACTTCCCACTATCTCGAAACAGTTTCGAATCGATATATTCAGAAACTTTTTGTTGCACTTCGGAATAATTAGTCTTTTTTGCGAGGGAATATTCCCCTTTTCTAACGTAACCATCAGCAACACAAAATCCTACTAACCAATCATCCGATTTTCTCACAGGGGGGTTAAAACCTTGGCACGCAATAAAATGATCTTTGGTTAAGTTTTGTGCCTCTATCCAGCCATTAGAAGTAAAAATTCTGTGATCAAGGGTACACACTAAAGACCCTCCTGTGGAGAAAAATAGTTCAATTGTTTCTTTTTCTCCTTTATAGACTGCATTTGGATGATCCTGGATAAGGACATTTCCAGAAACAAATGTATCTTGAGCAATACATTGGCTATAGTCTGCACCCAATAAAATTGTATCCTCATCCGTAGCCGTGATTAAATTTCGAATCGGTCTAGCATATTCGTTTCTAGCTGCCCGAGGGAAGTTTTGAAAGTTAGGTTGTGAAGAAGATAAACGGCCAGTGACGGTACCATGCAACTTAATCTGAGTACGCAATCGTTGATCTGTATTGACACAATTGATAAGTGCTGTAATGTAGGTGCTACGAATCTTAGATATCTTTCGGATCTCTAGAATCAATTGAAGAATTTCAATATCAGGATACTTTTCTGACAGATATGTCAGTGTTTGTTTATCCGTACATCGAGGCTTCTTTTCAAGTTCTTGATAGGGATCTTCCAGATTCAATTTGTGATAAAGATAATCGGCTACTTGTTTTGGGGATGCCGGATTAAATTCTTTGTGGGTAAGTTCGGCAAGTTGATTTTTTAAATCTTCTTCTTTTTCAAAATAACTTTTCTCTAGCTCCTTCGCTGTATCAATATCAAAATACATTCCTGTTTGTTCAATGTCTACAAACATATCAGAAGCTTGAAGAAGAAAATCATACACATCGCAAAGCTTATCAGAAGCTTGTGCCTTATCAAGAAATAGCTCTAAACGATCTAGCAATCGAAGTGTAAAACATACATCGAATCCGGCATACTCGTATAAGACATCGGAGGGAATTAAAGCATAGCTGCTGTTTTTAGTTGGTAAATAATGCCTAATTTCCTCTTCATAGTCGGACAATCCTAAGAGTCTACGGCTAAGAGGCTTTAGGCCATGTGTTCCCTGGCGTTCATCTAGAATGTAGTGAAGGAGCATTGTGTCATTGGTAAAGGTTACATGTATCCCGTACCGCTGAAGCAAAAATCCGGCATCAAACTTAGCGTTATGTCCTACCCATTGAACGTTCTGTAATACCAAAATGTTCTTTACCAGTAGATGATCTAGTTTTTCCTTTGGAATAATGTATGATTCAGTTTCAGATAAGCCAATGGCAATGCACAAAATTTCGTCATCATGGGATGATAACCCAGATGTTTCAAGATCCAATGCCACAGGGGTATGTGTATGCTTGAGTCTTTCGTATAGATCACCAATCTTATCAGTATCGTCTAAAACATTGTTGATACAATTTGAGAGATCCGGATCAATAGGCAGTGTGGAGACGTGTACAATTTGCTCTAGGTCAAGTAGACTATTTGGATTTAGAAAAAGATAAGGAAGGGCATAGAAGAATGTAAAGCGGACATCATTTTCAAAAGGAAAAATGAATCCTTGAATGGTCTTTAGCTTTTCGTTATCTAGTCCAACAGTTTCACGCAGACGATCAAGATAATCACTACCTAGAAATACATGGGTAGAATTCTCTTGGAATTCATAATCATCTGGGAAATAGAATTGCTCATGGACAGTGTACTCGGTTTTATACTTCTGGCAAACTTCGCTAAGTAAATAGCAGGAGTATTGATCAAGCTTATTAAGTGAATAGAAATGTAACATAGGTAATTCCTTCCAATCTCACAGGGGTTTAATTACCCCTGTGAGTAAGTTAGCGATGCGTCTAGAGGATTGAGACTATTCTATCGAATGACCTTCCCAAGATTCAAGATAATATTGCATATCTTTCTTGGTAATCAGACCATTCTTGCCGGTCCCTTCGATCCCTTCGGCAATTTCCTCTGGCGTTTCACTTCGATCCATCTCTTCAAGATATTCTTGAAGAACACGCTTGGCGGCAGGAGAAAGAATAGATGAGGCATCTACATTCAGATTAACCGTTTCGGGGATATCTTCCTCAAAGGCTTCTTCTGGATCGTCATAGAAATCCTCATCTTCTTCAATCTCGACATCCTCGGCATTTAGACCTTCGATTTCCTCATGAGAACGCAGCTTCTCAACGCTATTCTTTTCCTTACCCTGATACTCAGTGATGATGACATCGGCATAACAGCCCGCTTCAAGTAGATCCTGTGGGTCAAATTCAACGTTTCCCTCTTCATCCCCTTCCAGATCTTCCTCTGTGTAACCGAAAGCGTTTAATCCTTCGTAGAATTTCCACAAGGCATTGGGATGAGTCGTTAAGGTTGTGAAAAGCTTTCGCTTGTTATATTGCCCGTCATCCACAATATCAAAGGTAATGTCAATCTTTGCGTATCCACTAGTGGAAGTACCCGTTTTTACTTTACTAACGGCTACTTCGTACAAGCCCGCTGGAACCGGATCGAAAGACATCGTTTTCATACCGCTAAAATTGATTTTCATAATCTTTTCCTTAGTAAGTTCTTAAATTACACTGAATTTGGTCTGAGTTTAGACTGAATTTACACTGAGTTTAGACTGAGTTTGGCCTGAAACTACTTAGGATTAAAGCTTCAGATAGTTTTCTTCCCAAGTAGTATAGATTAGATCCCAAGTGGGATTCGATATCACAGGGGGGAGGACGTTCCCACGTATCCGTGCCTCTTTGATCTTCGATGTTTCTTGGGTATATAATTGTCGTTCTGGTTTAATCTCCTTTTTAAGCCGCTGTGCTTCACGCTTTTCCTTCGCCGTTGGATTATAGATTGTTAAGTACCCAACCAAATCAAATAGTCCTGGGGCTTCTTCTGCCACTTGCCCAAAAAGTTTAGGTTTAATGTATCGACGTTCGGTATCATTGTCGATATACTCATGGGATAAGGCATTAACAATCACGTTCTGAGGTAGGTTCAAGGCATATCCTGCTAAGACATCCATGATTTTACTTCTGGCATTACCGTAATCGTTTTCCACTAGGCCAAATAGATCTGTATTTCCTTTGCCTTTGTTTCGCTCCTTTGCTTTGTCAATTAAAAATCGCCGGTGTAACTCCGAAATATTGTCTAAGACAACTGTCTTATACTCCTGGGCAGTCAGCGCATACTCATAGATATCATTGAGTTCCTGATATGTAGTAGCTGTAGTGAGAGTAATCTTTCCTTGATCAATCCCTTTTAATGACAGATGTCCTTGGTCACATACGATAATCAATGCCGGATAAAGTTGAGGAATATTCTCCAATGTTCGAAGCATATAGGTTTTACCACTTCCAGAACTTCCGTAAATAAATGCGGTGATTCGTTCCATTGAGGCATTAAAAGTAATTGGCGTAAATGGTTGAACCTTATTTACGGGCTTAACAACCCCACGTTTAGGCTTAGGTTTAGGTTTATTCATAAGTTAATTCCTTTACAGAAGATGTTAGCTCCTTGATCTTCATTTCGACTTGTTCATTAGCAAAATAAAACTTGTCATGTGTAAATACACTCATCCCGCCGGTTGCACGATTGATATAAAATAATACTTTAGGGGGAAGGTCTCCTACATCAGGGAATGATTTCTCTGGATGTTGAAAGACTACCTTATCAATGTGTCCTATTGAATTATCAGGAGAAAGTATACACTTTTGCCCACGAAAATAATCGGTTAAAATCTCCTGATAATCTTTTCTTTTCCACCATTGAGTCGATAGTACATTCTCCATACTTATTGGCTCCAAGTAGGACTATCACGCTTGATTGTTTTGTTCATAAATAAATTTCTCCCGATTAAATGTTACTTATCGTTACTAAATGTTACTAATCATTGTTAACTTCTATATTCTAACATATTTAATTCAGTATGTCAACCCCCAATTTGAAGAAAATTCAAGATTCATTTTCTTGAATCTGTTTCAGCATGGCATTGGTGAGGATTGTCTCGTCAAAAACAATTTCTTTTTGCTGTAGCATCTGGTGAATCACTTCATCAACAGTATCCTCAGCAATTAAATGGTAGACCAACGGAATCTTTTGTTGGCCGATCCTATCAATTCGTCCGATGCCTTGTTTGTATTGGAGAGATGATATCGGTACATCAAAGTAAATGATTACGTTGGCGTTTTGAAGATTGGCACCGGTGCCTAATGATTGGGGGGTGCAGGCAAGTACTTGAAACTCACCGGCTTGGAATTCTTGAAGTATCTCTTCTTTGTCTGGATCTTCTGAATAATAAGGAATTGCGATGCAAGTACGCTCAAGTAATCGAAGAGATTCGATAAAGCTACAAAAGATTATTACCTGATTGGCATCTGGAATTGTACTTAGAAGTTCCTGAACAGTTTCAATCTTCGCATTGGCTTGCTCTGGCTTTTTGATACCTGGATCAATAGCTGTAGGACAATTGATTACTTGGCGCATACGCAGCAATCTAGCAGCACCATGCGGAATTACTAGCTTCAAGCGTTCAATATAGCTTCGAGTCTTTAATTCCTTATACAGGGCTTTCTGTTGACGAGTCAAAGATACAGGAATATAAATTCGTTGTACCTCTTTAAGATCTGCAAATTCCTCTAGACGAGTATGGCGGACAGAATACTTTTGCAAAATCTCATGTAAGACTGGTTTACTTTCTTCCCGTACACCCACAGGGGTTATATAACCCGCTGCCCCTGTGAGTTCAAAATCTACAAAGCTATTGAAGAAATTCCAGTAGGATCGAAACCATCTTGGATTAAGGATGTTGAGCAAAGACCAAAGTTCATGAGGTGCTTTTTCTAATGGCGTACCGGTTAACATCCATACTACCTTGGATTTATCTGCCAGTTGCTTAAATGCAATTGTTTGCTTTGATTTCCGGTTACGCAAAGCTTGGGCTTCATCTGCAATAAGATACTGAATATTGTTAACTTCTTCCCAGTTAAGATTTAAAAGCTTCAATGCTTCCCAATTAACATAAGCAATAGAAATGTTGTCAGCATTTTGTAAGAACTCAGCCCATAAATTTTCACGTGTTCGTTTTGCTCGATTACAGATATTAAATTCGGTAGATGGAAAACCAAACCATTGAGCTACTTCATTACTCCATTGCTTTTGAAGCTTCCCCAGAACGACAATAACAATCTTGATTGGGAATTGCTTTCGATCAATCTTGTCTGTTAGGGCCACCAAAGTTGAAACAGTTTTACCTAGTCCCACTTCATCGAAACACATTGCTCGATCATTATGCTTTAGAAATTCAATTGTATGCCGTTGATGTGGATAAAGTGTGACATTGTTCGAGGGCATCTCATAATCATAGAATTGATCTCTGGCAGCAATAAATTTTTGCTGTTGTCTAAAGATAATTGACTGACCAAAGTACCACTCTTCAATCTCTTTTGGGATTTCGATATCGGGATATTGTTCAAGAATTGAGTCATAGGCTTCAATAGAGGGGTAGATAGAAGCAACTTTCCCCCCGACATCAAATTGAGATTGGTATTGATCGCCAGGAATTGGCTTAGATCTCACAGGGGGGTTGATGGTCCATGCCGTATTATGTTTGGTCCATTGTAATTCCATAGGCTTTGTGATCTTTCGTGAAGGTTTAATCATTCTTGTGAACTCCTTAATTGATAATAGAAACAATGGCGTAAGGCATCAAAAGCATGGTTAGATATTGAATTCATTACTACCCAGGGCAATTCAAGGTAGTTAGCTACCTCCTTTTTAGTGAAATCCTTGATCAGAGATGCACCATGAGTTTGGTACTCCCGTTGATGTTGATCTGCAAAGAGTTTAATGATCCCAATGATTTCAACTTCAGGTAAGGAACTAAACTTTTTACCTACGCTCATTCGTGGGTAAAGGAAGAATCCTTCATAGACAATTTTGGTCGGGTTAATGATCTCTATGAACCGGTAAAAATCAGCGTATCGCCCACCGACTTGAAAATCTAAGACTTTAACTACAGTGGTATTTATGGTAACAGCTACGCCAGTTGTTGGGCCTGGATCTAAAAACATCGTGACAACTGGGGAAGATTCCGATTGACCCACACTTATCGGAGGGACAGAGTAATAAGTATAGAAGGGTATCATAGGTAGGTTTTTCCTTTATTCAGTAGATTCGAACTTTGCCAGGGGACAGCCAATCATATGAGATGTAGTCGTCTCCGACGAAGATTGAAATAAATGCTCTGTGCAAGCATTGATCAACAAGACGCAGAGGGTTATTCTGTAACATTCGATTTTCCTCCAGTTGATTGCTTCCGAAGTAAATCCTTACGTGGTAGGTTTCTAAAGAGAATGGTTAAAAAAGTAGGATCAATTGGAGGTAAGTGAATATGCCTTCCTTTGTATGACCATACCGTTGATCCATCCCAATAATTGGAGATATATGTACTGTCCTCATAGCCACACCGGCACAAGATCTTAGCGTGATTCCTGATATCCAGATCGGCAGTATCGGTTAATTCCTTCGCTGTCATTTTCATAGGTAAATTGTCCTTTTACTTTAAGTTTGAAAATGGTAGGCAATAACTTCTCTCCATAGAAAAACATTTATCTGAGTAATTCTAGCAGGTAGGAAAGCAATTTTAACCAATGGATTTAAAAAGGGATCGGAATAAGATCTATTTGAATTTTTGAATTCAAGGACACAGCGTTTCTCTATCTTGTTATGATAACCGGTTATAAATCCTTCAATGAAAAAATTACTAATTCCGAGTATAAATTCCCTAACTTCAAAATCATATTGATATTGGGTATATTCTTCCCTAACAACAAGACAATAATCATTAAATGATGGAAGTGATATAAGTACTTTTCCAGGGGTTTCCCAATAGCAATCAATGTATTCTTCCCCTCTTAGCATTGAAACAAATGCTTTAAAAATACATTTATCAATGAGTTCCTGTGGATTTTCAGTTAGTGGAAACATAAGTAAATTGTCCTTTGTTAGTCTAAGTACTTCTCAGTAAATACTCTTAGCATTCTACATGTATTAGGTTTATTACCAATAGGGCTTGTTGGTCGAACTAGCGATGAATCTTTCTTCTTATCTAGTTCATCCTTAATCTGTTTGTTTAGTTGTTGCGAGATATTTTGTGGAACCGTTATTCCTCTTTTCCGAAGCATTCCGATATATTCTGTAACAGCCCCTATCTGAGCAAAATGAACATATTTTTGTCCTTCTGGAACGGCTTTAAATTGATTCCCTTGATGATGTGGAAAAGGGAAATTTACTATCCCTGGCTTTCTTACGTATTTGTTGTTCTCAGATTTATTTTGAACTCCTTTAATATTTGGCTGATCTTCGGGTATAGCATCGATAAGAATCTGATCAATAACATACCGAAGAAAATTGTTTAATGAACAGATGTCGTTTAATTCATCCTCTTGGACCTTCTCTTTGTAGGCAGTCTCTGTCGTTCCATACTGGGTTATCATGCCGACAACATCGGGCGAGTCAATATACTTTAATCTTTCGGGTACTTCACATTGAAGGTATTCAGTTAAGAATTTCCGGAATGATAGTAGACCAAAGATTACCACAGCGTAATTGTGCTGCTGTCGAGTACTTAGTATATGGTTCATTTCATGAACAGATATTAAATCTCGCATGTGTTCGATATACTTTTGAACAATTTGCCGTGCCTCTGCAAAAAGTTCCTGGCAATCCTGTGTCATGGTCCAAAGGGTATATTGAAGACCAAATTGACACATTAGATTATGTTCATCGGTTGGTCCAAGTAAAAGATCTAAAAGATTTGAGGCTTCTGTTGTATGATGATCTCTAGTTACATTGAAGAGTAATCCTCTAGATCTAGCAGCTTTGTCCCCAATCTCAATGTTTGAGGTAATGCATATTGGCCGACACAATGGATACTCATTCATGGTCTGTTGGCGTGTACCCCGACGAACAATGTGATTGATATTGTATGAGTCTTTGATATTTTCAATTAAATGATTGGCAACTTTTTCCGCCGGAAGTTCTTCAAGGTAGACCGGAGTCGATAAAGATTCAGCAAAAATATTGATCAATCGATAGGCTGATCCGGAATCTGCCGCACCTGAGTTTACATGATCACCGGTCAATCCAATTAAATGCTTGGTTACTTTGGCCCAAACAGATTTACCGGAATCCTGAGATCCAAGTAAATGAAGATAGGGAAATTTTGCTCCAAGGGCATAGTGTAATTCCTGCTTATAAGGGGTTGCAAATGCCCAACCAAAGGATGCTAAGGTCATTCCCTCGGGATTGATTTCCCACAGGGGGAGTAAGTACTGAATGAATCCTTTGATATCCTCTTTGCAATAAGATTGCTTCTCATATGCCCCTGTGAGTAAGTTGTCTCCGATGTTTTGGGGGTTGCGTACTTCGTACGATATTGTCCCTGGACTAACAGGAGATGTCTGTAAGCCGGTATCAGTAAGGGATACCTTATAGGTTTCAGTTTTATCGATATGCCATTTCTTTTTGGATTTCTTGTCGAAGTAGATTCCTTTTGCCAGTGCCTTTTCTACTGTTGGGTAGGTCTTTCGTGACTTGAAGTTATCTAATCGATACAGCCAATCCGAAATTGTTTCACCTACGATGCCTCTCTTTGATTTAGTTGGTATGATGTGATCAATAACTTTTGAAAAGAGTTTCGAATAGTTGGCGTTTGATTCAATACCGAGTAAATAACTTTCGGGAATGTAAATCATTGTCGATTCATTGGGGGTTGTGAAGTACTCACAATAGTACCCTAGCCATTGGTCCCCCAGATATATTGATGAGCGAGGAATAATAATGCCAGGAAAGATTATTTCATTTATCACATAGGTAAGACCGCTCTTCTTTGGTGGTGGACTAGTACGATAAAGACCGATGGTAGGTTTAGCTTGAGTATCTAATAATGCTATATACGTTTCATTTTCCCTATTTAACTGTGCAAGCTCAGAAATATTTCCATTTGATAAAAATTGAAGGGATTCATAAAGACGGGAATCCTCCGGTACTTCCGCCCGATCAGGATTTTGGGATTCCCATTTTGAATTATGGGAATTCTGGGAATTCTGGGAATTATTTTGGGAATTTTGGGAGTCTTTAAAGGTAACGTTTTTATAATGCTTGGTCTTTTCAATGGCTTTCCATTGTGTTTGGAGATACTTTTCCCCACGCTCTGAATACTTTCTCGCTAGTGAGAATTTTGGGTTGAAATCCAATAGAGCAATGATGGTCTCAAGCGTGAAGTTATAATCCTTCCGCAGTGCGCAAAGGGCATTAAAGTCATTACTTGATCGATCAGTCTCCTTTTTTGTATCGTAGTTAAACTTTGTTTCAATTGCCAATGGGCTTCGTAGTACTGATTCAATTTCTGCTAATGTATAACGATGAGGCTTTCCTGTAGGGTAACTTTGTATTTGGCATAGCTGAGGATTCTCCGGATCTTTAGCGTTCCAGGTTCCTGGGATACGTAATACCCGTGTGACATCGCTGACAGCATCCGAGTTAAAGATTGTCTCTAATTGCTTATTCAAGCTTTCAACTGCGTCTAGGTTATCCGTAGGACAATCTAATAGCCAGTAGAAATGATAGCCGTTACCGGAATCAACAATCATTGAAGGGGGTAGAAAGAATGAACTCACAGGGGGAATTGAGGGCTTGTCTCCTGGCGGATAATCCAAGTCTACCCACAATGTCCCAATGGAATCAATATCCTCTTTGGTTACTGACTGAAACTTTGGCTCTGAAACATTCCCCATACGAGCAAAGATACTGTTGTACTTTCCTTCTTCTGATTGCTCTGCCTCCACATAGTAGTCGACGATTGATTTGGCAAAGTCAGACAGAGATTTCGCTCCATTATCAAAGGTAGCTAGGTGGCCGAAGTATTCTGTACTCCCCTTTTTAAGGGCCAATTCTTCATCTTTCCAATAAGTCTGAATTAGGATTTCGGATTCTTCAGAAGCATTAGATTTCGATTTAGCTTTTGAAGTAGTCTTTGGACTAGAAGCTTTAGCTTCTGGTTTAGCAGGTGGAAAAAGGAGCGTAAGGTATCTAACGATATCCTTGATCTGTGTTGATTGATTCACAGGGGGTTTTGTTTTCATCGTCTGTGCAACGATTTCAGAATGTTTTGCCATAAGTATACGTCCTAAGAAAATATAGAGTTTCCAATAACGATTTCATGAATTTGTTCATGAACAAATTTACTACCTAGTTCAACAACGAGTTCAATACTGAGTCTACTAGAGAGATTGAACCGACTTTAAAGTTAATCAATATAATTAACTTTAAAGGAAATCAATCTTTAGTTTGTCCGTAGGGACGGTAAGCCTACTGCTGTCTGTCAGTTTGCTGTCTGTAGCTGATGAGGTACTTTATATCTGAGGGCCAAGTGAGGGCCAAGAGAGGACCAAATTAGATCCAAGTGAGTACTTATCGAGGGCCAAGTAAGAACCATTCGAAAATCATCAGGTAAATCCATTGTACCACAGGGGGGACTATGGCTAAAGCAGCTTTATTTCTCCTTCCTCTCCTGCCTGCTGTATATGGTAGCTAGCTACCGATAGATACCAATATGTAGGTTTAACATTTTATGTAGGACTATTTGACTACACTTCCCAGTTGATTTTTAGATCTGATATAGATCCGGAAGGTGTTTGTAATCTATCCGGAAAATTGTTGGTTGGTACTTTGTGGCACTGAAATTTCCTTAATGGTAGCATGAGTTCCATTGTTTGTCAATCCCCTAATTTAGATCAGTTTCAACTTATCTCAATTTGAGATGGAAATGCGGCGGAAATTCGGCGGAAATAATGCGGTAATGATGTGGCAATAAGGTGGCATTAGGGTGGCAAAACAAGGGTGTCATTAGGGTGTCATTTGAAATGCCACGTGGCATTAGGGTGGCAAAACAAGGGTGTCATTAGGGTGTCATTTGAAATGCCACGTGGCATTAGGGTGGCAATGATGCGGAAATGATGCGGCATTGAGCAGATTTTGAGACAAATTGAGATTAACTGAGATTTTTTGAAACAAATTGAGATTTTTTGAAACAAATTGAGATTAACTGAGATTATTGATAGATTGAACTATCAATAATCTCAATTGTAAGATTTGAACAGTAAGGAATCCCCATTTTGTCTGTGAAAAAATTCACAGCATGGTGTCAATGTGGTCTATGATCGTGACTGGGAAAC